ATATTGATCCGGTTTTTGAGAATAATGTTCTGCTCACAGAAACGGAAAGGCTGATGATGTCGGGCAGACCGAGAGAGCCGAAGTATGCGAGGAATAAAAATATCCTTGTCATCGGTGCTAACCGTATAATAGGACTAAGTCATTTGACTTTCAGAAAGAGGAAAGCCGCTTAGACTTAGTCCATTTTTAATAATTCGGTGTTGAAAAGCACGGGCCCGTTCAATTCATCATCTACATTGTAACCAAGAGTAGAGTCGGATTCCAGTCTAAATCATCCGACTCAGGGGAAATGTGGGGTGAATTCTATTCTTTAGGCGTATTCTGCCTATTTCCCTCAGATTTCCTGAGATTATCAGAGTAAAGGAGTGACAATCTATGACAAAGAAAGACAAGAGAAGTATGAAGGTTGTATCCCAGAGCGGATATAAGTACCGTGAGACTCCCACAATCACCCTCAAAGGTCTTTGGCTGAAGGAGCTGGGGTTTGAGATCGGTGATTATGTTTCGGTCTGCTGTGAAAATGGAAAGATCATCATTACACCAGATGCTGAAAAGGCGGAAATGAAGAAAGCAGAAACTGCCTTCATGGAAAGAGAGCTTGCATCCCTTAAGAAGCGTTTCGAGGCTGAAAAAGAAAAGATCCATGCTCAGTTTGTGGCAGAGCAGAAAACGGGGTACGGCGTATGAGCAGAGATAATATAAGGACAATCGGAGTTGTGCTGGTGTTTGTGGCATTGGCGGTATTGGTGATCTGTTTCGATGATATTAAGGCAATGTTGAACGAGGCAATGATGGAGCAGGCTGATTCTCTTGTAGATCAGCTGCTCAGATAAGGGGGCAAATATGGGTAAAGTGATAATTGTTGGAGCAACAAAAGGCGGTGTAGGCAAGAGTGTGAGTACATACAATCTGGCATATTCCCTTGCAAGTATGGGGAAAAGAGTGCTGACAGTGGATTTCGATAGCCAGGCAAATCTCTCAACCTGCTTTGGGATAGAAGATACAGCGGCGGTGCCGGTGACAATCGGGCATCTGATGATGGCTCAGATCGAGGATGAAGCGATGCCGGATGCATCTGAATATGTTCAGAGCCGCAATGGAGTGGATTTTATCCCGTCATCTATGGTTTTATCAGCAGTGGATGCAAAGCTGAGGCTTGAAATGGGAGCGGAGAAGATGCTGGCTAATATCTTGGAACCGTTAAAGGATAGATATGATTATCTGATCGTGGATACCTGTCCGGCACTTGGAGCACTTACCATAAATGCCCTAGCGGCAGCGGACGGGGTTGTGATCACAGTCAATCCTCAGCTCTTGGCTATGGTAGGGCTGCAGGAATTTCTTAAGACCATAAAGAAGATTAAGAGCCGCATCAATCCTAAACTGGAAGTTGAGGGGATCCTGCTTACGATGTGCGAGCCACGGACTAATCTTTGTAAGGTGATATCAGAGCAGGTGACGGAAACCTTTGAAGGTCAAATCAGAGTGTTTGAAAGCAAAATCCCGAGTACCGTTAAGGTAGGCGAAAGTGTTTATTACAGTGAGCCGCTTTTGGAATATGCACCACAGACCAAGGCCTGCAAGGCATATATGGATTTCGGAAAGGAGTTGATCAGATATGAAAGCAAATCAGCCTAAGAGAAAAGTGTTTAATGATGCGATAGATCTACTGACTGGCACAGAGCCTGAAGGCGGCGTACAGATGCTTCCGATTGATGCGATAGTTCCGTTCCATGAGCATCCATTCAAGTTGTACGAGGGTGAACGGCTGAATGATATGGTGGAGAGTATCAGAGAGCATGGTATCCTTACGCCGGTAATTGTGCAGAAGACGGCATCCGGATATGAAATGCTAGCAGGGCACAATAGACAGAATGCTGCAAAGCTTGCCGGACTTACAGAGGTGCCTGCTATCGTTAAGGATGGTATGTCGGATGAAGAAGCGTGGGTATATGTGGTTGAGACCAACGTGATCCAGCGTTCCTTTAATGATCTGTCGGTATCGGAGAGAATAGCGGTATTATCAACACGGTATGATAAGGTCTGCGGTACCAAGAAAAGAGAAGAGATCATGGAAGAACTTCACCTGCTGAATGGAGACGGTGGACATCATGTCCACCGACAGGCGAAGTCCAGGGAACTGATCGGGCAGGAATACGGCATGACCGGTCGCAATATTGCAAGGTATGTACGCTGCAATCATCTGATACCGGCATTTAAGGATATGCTGGATGACGGTTCCCTTACAATTATTGCGGGTGTGGAGCTGTCGTTTTTATCAGAGGAGGAGCAGGCTCTTGTGCTGGGAGTTATGGAAGAGAACTGCATCAAACTCAAAAAGGATAAGGCAGATAAGCTCAGGGCGGCAGCAGGATCCATTACTAAAGAGAGCGTGCAGGAAGTGTTCGGGCTGGATAAACCCGTGTCTGAAGTAAAGAGTCCGGTCAGCGTAAAGATTCCGGCAAAGGTTTGTAGGTATTTTGCCAATGTGGCTACAAAGGATGTGCAGGGCATACTTGAAGAGGCTTTGGAACAGTATTTTATGAGGAAGGGGGCGTAGGCTTATGTATACTCAGCAGGAACTGGATGCGATAGATAAAAAATATTTCAGCATTATACTGATGAATGAGTACGATGTGACGCTTATGTCCAAGAATACCCACCATGTGTGGCAGCTTCATAATGTGGAGCTGCCGGATGGGGAAATCACGGTAGTTTTTCATAAACATCATGTCAGTGACCAATATCATACACATAGCAGGAGCCGTACCCTCAGCAGGGCGATACGGGATATAAAATCTCATGATCAATTTCAGCTCAATGGCCGCAGGCCTGTCAAAAAGAAGCATTAAATAAGAGCGGTAGCACCCGATAATGGATGTTACCGCTCATTTTCTTTTATACGATACGCCTCAGGGATCCGTCAGCGTTGATATACTGGCACTCACCAAAGTCGATATCATCAGGTCTCATGAACTGTCCGGATAAGTCATACACGACAGAGGTAATATAGCCTTCCGGATTCGGACGTTCATAATCCCAGTCTTCTGTATAATTCGATACATATAGGATGGAAAGGAATACATTGCAGGTATTGACTACATAGTAGGCGGTGCAGTTATGTTCTGTCTCAAACTTTCTGACCTTACTCTCGAAATCGGGTACATCTGACAGATGTATCGTTCCGACGGGAAAGCCGGGGAAAACTTCGACCGAAAGAGGCACCTTGCTCTTACTGAAATCCGATACGATTGCCTTATCTATACCCATCATATCATGGAGCATATTGAGGCGGTTTATAGCTTCTTTTCTTTGTCTTTCTTTGTCGTTCATTGTCATTCTCCTTCGTATTAGATGGCAGTGCCGCCGGATGAGACGGCACTGTAGGTTATTTGGTTAATCCATGTATTCATCTACATACTTTTCAAGCTTATGACCAAGACGCTCGATGTCGGCTCTGACAAGATTCAGTTTTTCCATGATTTCTGCGAGCTCGTATCCCTGTCTGTTAAGGAATACAAAGCTACGGAAAGTAGAATCCTCATCTTTCTTGATGGCACATAACATTTCACTGCTCTGCGCGCTGTAAAAAATACTTTCCTCTGAGCCATCGGCTCTGGCAGGTACGCAAACCTTATCCTGATTCACGTCTTCATAAGAAAGAAGCATCTCAGCTTCAGAAGGAAAGATTTCCTCAGGCTTGTCCTTAAAGGGGCAATCACTACAGCTGTTGGTGAAAGGGCACATAATGAGCTTGGTACGCTTCTTGTTCCAAATCTTGTGGCGATGTAATCTTCTGTGTTCAGCCTTTTCGTTCTCGAACATTCTGTTGAGAGGGACGGCTTCGTTTGCAGGAATTTCCAGCACATAGCAGAGTTCCTTAATGCCTTTTTCTCCCCAAAAGTATCCGCGTCCTAAGATACGATGTGTCGCATCTGCCGTAGGTGCTACATCAGGGATGTACTTCACGTGTACGAGTTTGAAACCTTTGCGAGGCTTGTAATCGCTGGGTTTCCTGATGGTCAGGTCGATGTTTGCGTTGTTGATGACTACTAATACTTGTTGATTCTTCATAACTTTTGTCCTTTCTTTGTTCTGAAGGTCATTAGTTGACGGGTTAGTTACTTCAGAAGCGGAGAGGACTCAGCTATGCAGGCTAAAAAAGAGCATACTGACCTACCCTGAGATAGGAAGAGGATTCCTCTTACCGCTTCTCTGGTTCAGGTCAGGGTGCTCACCCACTGACTTGATATTTAGTTCAGCTACCTCTTAAGACTGAGCTTCCGGTTTAGAGTCCTAAGTTTCACTGGATCAGACCTTGGCGCTGATCGTTTTCCCTTTCTAATAGTCTTGGGATATTTTTTTATCCCGTTGTCTTGTATGTCCTCCTTTTCAGAAATTTGTGGTAAAATGCCAGCTTTTGTGGTAAACTATGAATAACTATGAGTACCTACGGATATCTCGAAAAATGTGCGAATCCAGGATTCGGTTTTTCGGGTGTCCCTGTTTGGCTTTTACACCTATAATTTTAAGGCTGAATAGGAGCGTTTACATTTAGCGGAACTTATATAAATGCCGTATTTACGGGGATTCTGACTTATAGCCAACTTATAGTCTTATAGTCGAATTAGGAGAGATGAATTTTGAAATATAGTGATTTGTGTCAGGCATTTTATATAAAAAGAGGGTCAAGTGGGCTTAAAGGGAAAACAAGCCAGCATGATATAGGGGAATACTTCATGCTTTCTGGAATAGATAAGGCTAAATATGAGGAATTCCTGCCGACATCTGAAGATGCATATGCCAAGTGGTTTAGCGGACTTATTGAAAATCCCAAGCCGGAGATCTGGGAGGCGGTGTCGAAGATAAATGAAAGCACTTATGCTTCGATGTTGGAAAAAGCGTTTGATAAAAAGAATATTGATGCCGTTGCCACTAAATTGGGGATACGACTTAGAGTGGGTGAAAACCTTGACCATTCAAGGTTAGCGTGGTGTATCACAAAGCTGATGATATCTATGGCTGAGAATGGTGGAGAGTCGGAGAAGGAACCGAAGGATTACTATGCAGGCACCGCATCCACTTCTAAATTCGCAAAATATAAAGACTATGCAGAAGAGCGATATAATCTGATGAAGCTTATCGGGGGTGAAGAAGTTCGGCTTAGGGATTATTTTGTGTGCAATTCTATAGGGGAAAGAATAAAGGTAGGCGTTGACAGGTCCAAGATTAAAACGGGATATATCGACAATGCCACGATAGAAAAGATAAGAAACTTCTATTCAAAGAGAGGCTATGATAACCGAAAGGTTCTTCTACTGGCATCAGGAGGCAGCGGAAAAACTCTAATGCTTCAGCACTTGCTATTGGAATCAATGAGTAGATTTAATGATACAGGAATACTGCCGGTATTTCTTGAATTAAGATATTATGTCCAGTCGAACAGCATCCTGAAATTCATTACAGATACGCTGAATACTGGGGGTGGAGCTTTTACAGAGGATGATGTTTCAGAGCTGCTTAAAGAAGCAAAGCTGCACCTGTTATTTGATGGCCTTGACGAAATCGATCCTTCCGATATCGGTAAATTTCATAGAGCGATGGACGGGTTTGCATCAGAGTACTCCAAGGTTATGATCATTATTGCCTCAAGAGAAGGCAGCGCAAAACTGGGACTTAATGGTTTTACATCTATGTATGTATGGCCATTTGATAATGATCAATCTCTTGACTTGATTGACAACATCCTTAAAAAGTCGGGGAATCAAAAAGATAGAGCCGGAATTATAGAATACATTGATCATGGATTTATAAAGAAGGATGGGATCTTTGCTTCTCATCCAATGATGCTTACGTTTGTAGCACGTAACTATCATAAATTCGATAAGAACGATGATAGCCATATTGGATTTTATCGAAGTGCATATGAGGCACTACTCTCAGGACATGATGATAATAAAAAACCATATGACCGTATTTTCATGAGTGTTGATAATGCTGAGCAGTTTACTGAGGTTTTTTCAGAATTTTGCGCGAGATCATATGAAAGAGGCCAGCATGAATTTGATGATGAGTCCTTTGATGCCCTCTTTAAGGAGTTGGTATCCTACAAAGGGTTTGAGAATACTCATAAGATGAACAAAAAGAATTTCCAGCATGATGCATGCTCGACAGCATGTATGATGTATGAGGAAGATCCCAAGATTTTATATATTGATCCCGGATTCCAGAAATATATGTTTGCTCATTACTACATAAATGCTAAAGATGAGGAAACTAAGGAAATGGGCAAAGAACTGAACAGAACAGATCGTCATGCTTTTGATGATTACGAAGCATTTGATATGCTTTACAGCAAAGTTCAGAAAAAATTTGAAGTATGTGTAATCTTTCCATACCTTAAAAATATCTTTCAAGGGAACGACGATAAAGAGGCTTTTGTGAAGTATTTGGAATACGGGTATGATGAGATTCTGTACACTGTAATCCATGAGGATGAAGTGGCATCAAAGGCAGGAGAGGATTCATCCGGATATGATCTGGGAGTTGAAGATCTTAATGAAGCACGAACCGTTTTGTTAGACTATATTTTCAATATCATTCATCGACCCCATACAGTAGTATTTACCACAACAGATACTTCTGCTGAGGTAAAAGAAGCAAATTATTCGCAGGTGTATGGACGATATGAAGAGGATGCCGGACGGAAGAGATTATATTTAAGCAAATTGCTTGCAGATCAATTATCTGGGGAGATGGTTGGCGGTATAACATATGACTATGTTACTGATCGAAAGGGGGTGCCAATTGCCTTAGGAGGTTCTTATCGTGTAAATACATTGGATTTGGCAGAAAATGTTCAAATGTATGATGACCTTTTAAATGCGATGATGGCCGATGATCAGGAGGAATCATTTTGGAGTGATTTTCAAGGTGTTAAGGCATATTACAATCAATTGCGTAAACAAATGCGTCAGGAAAGAGTTTATTAAACAAAGTCCGTATTATTGGACAGGAGGTTTAGTAGAATGGCTACGAAGGGAACAAAGAAAATAAAACCCAGCGATAATAAAAAGACGAAGGCAGTTATAGATGCTGAGCCTTGGTATGGTCTGGAAGAGATAGCTGAACATCTTGGAGTCCACAAAGATACTATCCGGGCTTGGATAAAGAAAGGAACAATCCCATATTACAAGATAGGCAGGCAATATAAGTTTAAGCTTACAGAAGTAGATGCGTGGGTAGAGAGCGGCCAGAGTGCCGATGCAGACAAATAAAATATCGGAGGTTATAACAATGGCAGCAGATAACAAGCGAGAGCAAGAAAGAAAAGCACTGCATGATGCGATATGGGCTATTGCGGATGAACTTAGAGGTGCGGTTGATGGATGGGATTTTAAGAACTATGTCCTTGGTACTATGTTCTACAGATACATTTCTGAAAACTTGGCATCATACATTGATGAAGGAGAGCACGCAGCGGGTAATCCTGAATTCAGTTACGCAAAAATGAATGACAAGGATGCTGAATCTGCGAAAAAAGATCTGATTCAGGAAAAGGGCTTTTTCATCCCTCCGAGTCAGCTTTTTGTTAATGTACTTGTGCAATCAAGCAGCAAAACAGCAACCTATATTGATACAGAAGGCGAGACAAAGAGCGTACAGGAAAACCTTAATGAGTATTTGGAACTTATCTTCAATAATATTGAAAATTCAGCCAAAGGAACCAGATCGGAAGACAGCTTTTCCGGTCTGTTTGATGACTTTGATGTAAACAGTAATAAGCTTGGATCAACGTTAGCAAAGCGAAATGAGAGGCTTGTAAAGCTCCTTCAAGGAATTGCAAAGATGGAGCTGGGAGCCGTTAAGGATCATGATATCGATGCCTTTGGGGATGCCTATGAGTATCTGATGAAAATGTATGCATCGAATGCTGGAAAATCCGGTGGTGAGTTTTATACACCACAGGAAGTTTCTGAACTTCTGACAAGACTTGGAACCGTAGGAAAAAAGAAAATTAATAAGGTGTATGATCCGGCTTGTGGATCGGGATCCTTACTTTTAAAGGCTGAGCAGATTCTTGGGAAAGACTCCGTTACAAACGGCTTTTTTGGGCAGGAAATAAACATCACCACCTACAACCTTTGTCGTATAAATATGTTCCTTCATGATGTTGGATATGACAAGTTCAGCATTGCCTGTGAGGATACTCTGATAAATCCCAGTGAAGAACATTATGATGAGGAGCCGTTTGAGCTTATCGTTTCAAATCCCCCCTATTCTATCAAATGGGAGGGGGATGATAATCCTCTTCTTATAAATGATCCCAGATTTGCACCTGCCGGTGTACTTGCACCTAAGAGCAAAGCGGATCTTGCATTTATTATGCATAGTCTTTCATGGCTTGCAGCGAACGGAACAGCAGCCATTGTTTGCTTTCCTGGCATCATGTATCGTGGAGGTGCAGAGCAAAAGATCCGTCAATATCTGATAGACAATAACTTTGTTGATTGTATTATTCAGCTACCGGCAAATCTGTTTTATGGAACATCCATTGCAACCTGCATCATGGTTCTGAAAAAGGGGAAAGAGGATAATAAGGTTCTTTTCATTGATGCAACTAATGAGTATGTAAAGGAGACGAATAATAACAGGCTAACAGATGATAACATAAAGAGTATTGTCGATGCCTTTGTAAAGAGAGAGGATAAGCAGTATTTCTGTAAATTAGTGCCTTACGAAGAGATTAGTGAACAAAAATTCAATCTTTCGGTTAGTAGTTATGTGGAAGCAAAGGATACCAGAGAGAAGATTGATATAAAGAAGTTGAATGCGGAAATAAAAGAGATTGTTGCAAGGGAACAAGTCCTTCGTGATTCTATTGATAGAATTATTGCAGATATAGAAGGAGGGCAAGACCTATGAGTAAAATAGATGAACTAATTGCTCAGCTGTGCCCCGATGGAGTTGAATATAAGAAAATAAAGGATGAGTATAAGCGCTTAAAGGGAACGCCTATTACAGCGGGCAAAATGAAGGAAATTGATAATCCAGATGGCGAAATAAGAATTTTTGCAGGTGGAAAAACTGTTATTAATGCTAAGGAGGAAGATATTCCAAATGCCAATATAACAAGGGTTCCGGCGGTGCTTGTACAGTCAAGAGGTGTAATAGATTTTATTTTCTATGAAGAACCGTTTACCTTTAAGAATGAGATGTGGGCGTATACACATGATGATAGAGTTTCCGTGAAGTTTTTATATTATGTGCTGAAAAATAATGCAATACACTTCAGGGATGCCGCATCGGGTATGGGATCTTTACCACAAATTTCACTTCCGGTGACGGAAGAGTTTAAAGTCCCTGTACCTCCGAAGGAGGTGCAGCGTGAAATTGTCCATGTATTGGACGAGTTCACGCTGCTCACCTCGGAGCTTTCAGCGGAGCTTTCAGCTCGCAGAAAGCAATACGAGTATTATAGAGATCAATTACTAACATTTAGTGATAGCGTTGTATGGAAAACGCTTGGAGATATCGGCAAGGTCTCAATGTGCAAGCGGATAATGAAGGAGGAGACGGCTCCTGAGGGAGACATTCCTTTTTACAAAATTGGGACTTTTGGTGGCGAAGCTAATGCCTTTATTTCAAAGGAGACTTTTGAAAAGTACAAGAGTCAATATTCATATCCAAAAAAAGGGGATATTCTTATTTCTGCTGCCGGAACTATAGGAAGAACCGTTGTATTTGATGGAGAACCAGCATACTTTCAGGATTCTAATATTGTATGGCTTGCCAATGATGAAACTCAGGTCCTGAATGAGTTTCTGTACTATTGGTATCAAACAAGTCCTTGGAAAGTATCAACCGGTGGAACCATTGCCAGATTGTATAATGATAACATTGCTGGTGCTAGAGTGCCAGTTATGCCAATAGAAATGCAGAAGCGTTTGGTTTATGCTCTTAATAATTTTGATGCCGTATGCAATGATTTGAATATTGGACTTCCAGCAGAAATAAATGCTCGACAAAAACAATATGAATACTATCGTGAATTGCTCTTGACATTTGTTGAGTCTGGAAGCAACGTCTTGACAGACAGACAGACAGACAGACAGACAGACAGACAGAGCATAATTAAGCTCTTACAGTATGTGTTCGGTTATGTCGTGTTGCCGCTTGATGATGTTATAAAGTCCTTAAGCACTGGATTGAATCCGAGAAAATTCTTTGTGTTAAATACGGAGGATGCTGAGAACTATTATATTACAATACGTGAAATCCAGAATGGGAATATCGTACCGAGTGAGAAGACCGACAGGATGAATGATAACGCTATGCATCTTTGCAATAATAGATCGAATCTTGAAGCGGGTGATGTTCTGTTTTCTGGAACTGGGACGATAGGAGAGACGGCAGTAATTAGAGAGACACCTACTAACTGGAATATAAAAGAAGGTGTATACGCAATAAAGCCAGATCAAAATTATTTAATTCCAGACTACCTCAGGTACTTACTGATGACTAATGGAATTAAAGTTGAATACATGAAAAAAGTCGCAGGAGGAACGGTACAGAGTATTCCAATGAAAGATTTGCGACAGTTGAAAATACCAATTCCATCGTTGATGAAACAAAAGAAGTTAGTTGATCTAATTTCTCGATTTGACACCTTGTGTAATGGCATTTCTGAAGGGCTTCCGGCAGAAATCGAAGCACGCCAGAAACAATATGGGTATTACAGAGACAGGTTGCTGACCTTCAAAGAGAAGAAATAGAGGTGAACTTGTATGCCACAATACAGAGTTGTTGCAGAAACAAATGAAAATACGGTCGTGACAAATTACGAACCGTTAAAGCAGCGGTCGGATGCATATCAGAGCGAGGCTGAGCTTGAAAAAGAATTTATCCGTATGCTTACAGAGCAGGGGTATACCTATTTGCAGATACATACGGAGGCTGATTTAATTGCCAATCTTCGTGAAAGGCTTGAAGAGCTTAACAATTATAAGTTTAGCAATACAGAGTGGGAGCGATTCTTTCAAGATTGTATTGCCAATGAAAACGAAAAGCTTGATATTGCGAAAAAGACATCCAAGATTCAGGAGGATCATGTCCAGGTTCTGAAGCGTGATGACGGTCTATCAAAGAATATTACTCTTATAGATAAGAAGAATATTCATAATAACCGGCTTCAGGTTATCAATCAGTATGTGATTAACCAGTCAGAAGGGGCACGTCATGATAATCGCTATGATGTGACAATCCTTGTAAACGGTCTGCCACTTGTACATATTGAGCTTAAGCGAAGAGGGGTAAAACTAAGGGAAGCCTTTAACCAGATCAATCGATATGAAAGGGATTCGTTCTGGGCGGGAAGCGGTTTGTTTAACTATGTTCAGATCTTTGTTATATCGAACGGCACCAGAACCAAATATTATTCCAATAGCACACGTTGGAATGCTATAAAAGATGCTGAATCAAAATCCAAGAAGAAGAATAAGACAAGCAATAGTTTTGAATTTACATCGTACTGGGCTGATGAAAAGAATAAGCTGATTCCTGATCTGATTGATTTCACCAGGACATTCTTTGCCAAGCATACGATACTTAATTTGCTTACGAAATACTGTGTCTTTACCTCTGATAGTATGCTCATGGTTATGAGGCCCTACCAGATAGCAGCAACAGAAAAGATCCTGAATCAGATAGATATTGCACATAATTATAAAACCTACGGAACAGTAGAAGCCGGAGGGTATATTTGGCATACTACGGGATCTGGAAAGACGCTTACTTCTTTCAAGACGGCGCGTATTGCATCACAGCTTTCATATATTTCAAAGGTTTTGTTTGTTGTAGACCGTAAAGATCTGGATTACCAGACGATGAAGGAATATGACAAATTTGAAAAGGGAGCCGCAAATAGCAATTCATCAACAAATATCCTTGAAAAGCAGCTGAAGAATCCACAGTGCAAAATCATTATCACTACGATTCAGAAACTTGCGACATTTATAAAGAAATTCCCAGGGCACAAGGTGTTTGATGAGCAAGTTGTCATAATTTTCGATGAATGTCATAGAAGCCAATTTGGTGATATGCATAAGGCCATTGCCGGTGGAATCGACAAGGATGGAAACTGGCTTAGCGGGGCTTTCAAAAAATATTATATTTTTGGATTTACTGGGACACCGATTTTTCCAGAACCTAATTCGTCAGTTTCTTTGCAGATGCTGAGTACGGAGCAGCTTTTTGGAAGGCAGCTTCACACGTACACTATTGTTGATGCAATCAGAGATAAGAATGTACTTCCTTTTAGGGTCGATTACTATTCGACGATAAAAGGAAATCCGGATATTGACGATGAAGAAGTCTGGGATATTGACAGAAAAAAAGCTCTTGAAGATCCCCGTAGGATCAAGATGGTAGCTGAGTATATCCTTACGCATTTTGATCAAAAGACTTACCGCGGGGACAGATCATATTATTATAATTCTCTGATGAATATTGCAGAGGTCGCATCCGCAAAGAATGGTAAGGTTGAGGAAATCAAGGCAAGACAGAGGATAAGTGGCTTTAATTCCATCTTTGCGGTAGCATCGGTAAAGATGGCAAAACTGTACTACGAAGAGTTCAGAAAACAGATAGATGCGGATCCGACAAAAGATCTGAGAATTGCTGTCATCTACAGTTACGGAGCAAATGAAGAGGATCCGTATGATGAAGAGGCTGATGGTCCGCTTGAAGAAGAAAATCCTGAAGAGACATCAGCAATGAGCCAGACAGCGAGAGATTTTCTTGACAGTGCTATTAAAGACTACAATGAGATGTTCCACACGAATTATTCCACAGATAGCGACAGATTCCAGAATTATTACAAGGATGTATCGTTGCGTATGAAGAATAAAGAACTGGATATGCTCATCGTGGTGAATATGTTCCTTACAGGATTTGATGCTACAACACTAAATACTTTGTGGGTGGATAAGAATCTTAAAATGCATGGACTTATCCAGGCGTTCAGTAGAACGAATCGTATTCTTAACAGTGTGAAGACATTCGGAAATATTGTTTGTTTCCGTAACCTTCAAAAGAGAGTTGATAAGGCTATATCCAAGTTCGGTGATGAGAATGCCGGGGGAGTTGTGCTTCTTCGCAGTTTTAAGGAATATCTTGAAGGATATACTACACCTGAGGGTAAGAAGGTACGAGGATATAAAGAGCTGATTCAAACAGTGAAAGAGAAATTCCCGGTCGATCAACCTGTAATTGTGGGAGAGCAGAACCAGAAGGAATTCATCAATCTGTTTGGCGAGATTTTGAGGAAGCGTAATATTCTTCTTTCGTTTGATGATTTTGCTACTGAAGATATACTGAGCGAAAGAGATCTTCAGGATTACTTAAGCATTTATCAAGACTTGAAGGATGAGTGGAGACGCAAACGCGAAAAAGGGGACAGCACGGATATCTCTGATGATGTGGTGTTTGAAATTGAGCTGCTTAATCAGATTGAGATAAATATCGATTATATCCTGATGCTTGTAAAGAAGTATCACGATGATAACTGCAGGGATGTTGAGGTTCTTGAATCTATAAGAAAAGCAGTTGATGCAAGTCCTGAGCTCAGAAGTAAGAAAGCACTTATCGAAGCATTTATTGCAGGCATTAACGATGTTGAAGATGTGATGAATGAGTGGTATGCCTTTGTAGCGGAACAGCGTGAAAAGGAATTGCTACAGCTTATTCAGGAAGAAAACCTAAAAGAGGATGAGACCAGAAAATTCCTTGAAAATGCTTTTAAGGAAGGCGAGGTTAAAACAACAGGAACGGATATTGATAAAATGATGCCGCCGGTCAGCCGATTCGGAAACAGCAATAGATCGGAGAAGAAACAGACTATCATTGAAAAGCTAAAGGCTTTCTTTGAGAAGTATTTCGGTATAGGGGCTGCAAAGTTCGTAGATATCGTAGAGGATACAGTAGATTAAAACCTTTGAGGGATAAGGAGGCTGTAATATGGCAAATATCGGGAAACTGACGGAGGTTGATGTCAGAGAACTCTGGAAGCATGAACAGTATGATTTTTCAAACTGGCTTGCGAAGGAAGAGAACCTTGAATACCTGAATGACATCATCGGGCTTACGCTTACGGATGTTGATAAAGAGGTTTATGTCGGACCGTATCGTTGTGATATAGTAGCAAAAGATGAGACCTCCGGTATTACAGTCATAGTCGAAAACCAGCTGGAAGGCACTAATCATGACCACCTTGGAAAGATTATTACCTATGCTTCCGGGCTGAATGCTAAAGTAATGATTTGGATCGTGAAGGAGGCAAAGGAAGAACATCGTGCAGCTATCGAATGGCTGAACAATAATACCAATAACGATGTGAACTTTTTCCTCATAGAGATTCATGCATATAAGATTGGAAATTCGGATCCGGCACCTAAGTTTGAGGTCGTTGAAAAACCCAATGATTTTGTTAAGCGCAGCAAGGTTAAGAGTGATGACAGTGATCTGAATAAGAGCCAGGGAGAACGCCTTGCATTCTGGGAGCAGTTTAATCAGGTGGTTATTGCCCGTGGTAAGCCTTTTAACCTGAGAAAAGCTACTACTGATCACTGGTATGATGTGGCGATGGGAACCAGCGATGCTCACATAGCGATTGACCTTGTAAATAAGGATGGACGCATTGTTGTTGAGTGTTACATCAATGATAACAAGGATCTCTTTGATACATTATCTGATCACAAAGAAGAAATTGAGGGTGATCTTGGATTTGAACTTATATGGGACAGGTTGGATGGTAAGAAGGCATCCCGTATAAAATATCGTATAGACGGATTGAACTTTGATGATCATTCCAATTACAATGAGCTTATGAACCAGACCATAGATGTGGCGGTAAAGATGAGAGATACATTCAAAAAATATATGTAAATGAAGAGGCGACTCCATAGCGGAGCCGCCTTTTTAGGACTCAATCCTTACGATAAAATTCTGTAGTATATCCATCAGCCCTCAAATTGATTCCGGGAAGCCAGGGCGGAGCCTGCCCCATGATGCTGCAAATATCCTGATATTTTACATCGGGAGGGCACTCGATGATCACTTCATCATGCACATGACCGACGATAAACATATTTGAGAGGTTCCGCATAGCATAGCAGAGAAGATCGCGGGCAATAGCCTGGACTATATTCTCGACAAATTTCGGACCGTAACTTTCGATGCGGCACCAATGTTTCTGACTGTCGGTACCCATATAGCTGACAGATTCACTACCGAACTGATTGATACACATCTGAGGCTTCACGTAGGAGAGCCTTCGACCGGACGGGAGCCATATAAACAGCATCCCAGATACCCACGCAAAGGTAACACAGCCGACGGATGATTTCAGGTGAAGCTTGACTGCTTTCTTTACGGCGGCATCCACATCCCACCAGTATTTTGTGATCTTAGGGTTGGATTCACGCCACTTATCAACGATAGGCTGAAGCTCATCTTCGGTCAGTCCCTGATCAAGAGCACCCATAGCCTTCATGGCACCTACACCGCCGCCGTAACCAAGGGCAAGCTCAGCGACCTTACCTTTCTGTCTCAAATGAGAGTTCTGACCATGCTTTTCTACCGGAACATGGAACATCTGAGAGGCAGAGGCACAATAGATATCGCCGTTGTCAGCAAAAACCTTGATACGCCACTGTTCACCTGCAAGGTGTGACAGGATTCGGGCTTCGATAGCGCTGAAGTCCGATACGGTGTATGTATATCCGGGCTTAGGGATCAGGGCTGTGCGGATCAGTTCCGAAAGCACATTGGGAACATTGCCATAGAGCAGGTGAAGCATCTCATAATCACCGTTCTTAACTAGATTTCTGGCTTCTTTAAGGTCGGGAAGATGGTTCTGAGGAAGGTTCTGCAGCTGGATATTGCGTCCGGCGTAGCGGCCTGTCCTTGTGGCACCGTAGAACTGGAAGAGCCCACGGCACCTGCCATCATTACACATAGAGTTCTGCATGGCCTGATATTTTTTGACGCTGGATTTTGCAATCTGCTGTCTGAGCCTGAGAACATCTGCTATACTTTCGGGGACTTCTTCGATAAGCGCTTTCACATCTTTTTTACCGAGACTATCAACGTCAACACCCTTATTCTTAAGCCAGGTCTTCAGCTGAGCCGGACTGTTGGGATTTTCAAGACCGGTTTTATCGATCATTTCCTGAGCCAGCGCATCATGAGAGATCTGATCCAGCTCGATAGCGTTGGTTACAACTGTCGGATCCACAAGGATTCCTCTGTCATTGATCTTTTCGCTCATGTGATATTCTTCCCAGACAAAATCCGGTACGGGATATTTCTTCAGCCTTTTGATGATGGACATTTCCACATCCACATCAATATAGTTATATTTCTTAAACTCTTCCCATTTTTCAGGATAATCCGTAGGAAGGTTCCTAGTGCGCATCCAGTTTGACTTGGTAGGCTTTACCGGCTTACAGAAAAGGCGGATGCCTTCTTTGCCGGATTTGAGCTTCTGCTGCTCAAAACCGAGTACCTGTCCTACAGATTCAAGCGAGAGCGGAAGACCGTTATAAGCTGCAAGTGTCATAGAGCATTTCCATGATACGGGATTAAGGTAATTGCCAACAGTATCATCGGGATCCCCGTAGGAGCGGAAGTACTGAGGGTAATTGTCACGGATCCAGACCGAGAGACATATTCTCTCGAAAGAGGCGTTATGTGCCCATTTTATTACATCCTCTGATACGATAGCCTGGATGATCTCATCAGGAACTATGTCGCCGGATGCTATATCATATACTGCATACGGTTCTCCGTTTACAAACACCGTCATGAGAAGGATTTCAAAGACAGGTGATTCAGCGTAACGGTAGACTCCATTTTTAATATCTCTGTCACTGAAGGTTTCGATATCCAGTTCCAGAGTCACAATATCTGTCATATCTTTGTCCTTTCTGAAAATAAATAGGGGAGCGGCATGTCTACCTGCCGCCCCGCCTATAGTAAGTTATTGGTTACTGCAGGAAGCTGTCATCATCGTCGTCATCGTTACCTTCAGCGAAGATATCGGCTGAGATGTTGGCACCTCCAAGATGCTCACCGTCACGAAGCTTCTGAAGCCCCTCGAATCCGCAGGCAATACCCTTTGAACCGTGGGTATTGTAAGCGTAAAAGTTTACGACTGCCTTGCCATAGATTCCGCTGTAGAGTTCGGATGAGTCAATGATCTCATTGCCGTTTGCGTCCCATGCCTTAGGCTTCTTGTCGCTATTCGCATTCATGAACCAGCTGTTAGCGTACACAGGATCGTCCGGACGATCAACATCACCGTCACGAAGAGGTGTCTTCAGAGAATCAAGAGGGGGAACGGTCTTGCCATTGCCCTTAAGCTTGCTCTGGCCTTCCTCATATGCAGCTCTGATAGCAGCCTCAATCTTCTCCTTGGTGATAACATCACTCTTAGGAATGATGAGGGAGCTGCTGTACTTCAGTCTTGTGCCGTCCTGCGTAGGCTTAGGCTCATTGGCGTTCAGATAGCTGAAACGCGTATTCTTACCGGTAACTACTTCTGTTGGTCTTAACATAATCTTATCCTCCTATTTGTCATTAAGATCATCAATTGTAACGTTGCTGTACTCTGTTCTCTTGTCATCATCTAATACAAGTACAGGTTTTCCTTTGGGCTTGTAGACCAGCCCTCCGAGTAATTCCTCGAACTTCTTCTTACCAAGTTCTTTGGTCATTGCCGTGATGCCGAGAACCTTCTTTTCGTAAGGATCATATCCGGCTTTCTCAACGACATCTGCCACCATGGCTTCATCTGTATATTTCCTTGTCGCACGGCCTTCGACTACTTTGAAGCCTTTATACTTTCTGCCGTTAAGTGCCTGCTGAAGGACATATTCCTTAAGATCTGTCGCCCATCCCACAAGACCTTCGACCTTTGGAAGAATCAGAGCGATCTCATCGTCTGAAAGTTCTGCCGGGTCTTCCAGTTCATGCTTCATGAGATCCATGTAGTAGTCAGCTCTTTCCCTACAGGTGTCTTTGATTCTGCAGAAGATGCAGTGTTCGCCTGCTTTGAATTCACCTTCACCGGCATATGCCAGTTTGGCAGCGGGCTTTAATACTTCATCTGCCCATTTCAGAAGATCATCTGTGGATATCTCCCAGGTATCAACATTTTCACGGCGGGGCTGGTAAATGCTCAGCCGGATCTGTTTGATGTTGTACAGGTTTCCAAAGGTTTCAAGGATCCCAAGTCCGTAACACATGAGCTGCGTATTCTCTGTAGCCTTGATGGGGAGCCCGATACCATATTTGAAATCTATGATATGAGCGATTTCGTCTGCTACAATGATGCAGTCTCCGGTGCCGTAGCCTTCAGGTACCCAATCTGAGAAATCCAGACGCTGTTCGACTCCTATATAGGGGTTCGGGCAGCTTTTCTTTATTTCTTCAATGGCACCTACTACGAAGTCACGGTATCCTTCAGCACTTTCCTGCATTTCCTGATCGTACCAGGTGAGGTCTTCAGTGGGATCTCTGGATCTCCGTCCAAGAGCCTTATTGACAAGGTGCTCGCACAGGCTGTGTGCATCTGTGCCCTGCTGTGCATAAGGGCTTCCCCTGTCATCAGCTTCCGCGTTGATTCGTGCTGATCTGGTGCATTTCGTCCAGCGAAAGCTCGATGATGGAGAGCAAGGTGAATGTTTGCTCATTTTCCTATCGCCTCTGCTTCCTTTAATATTGCAGGGAAATTCTCAGGCTGAGATTCAAGGTCTGACAGGCAGGATGCCTTGTATTTCGTGAGAATCCCTTTTACTTCTGCTCTGAAACCATCGCCTGCTTTTGCTGCAAGAATGGTTCTTACATCCTCAAAGCTGACATTGCTTGTCGGTGCAGCCGTTTCTTCCTTTACAGGTTTTGCGGCAGGCTTGGCTGTGGTCTCTGCAGCTGTTTCCTTCACAAGTGCCTCAGTCGTATCTGTCTTTTTATCTGTGCTGTCTAAGGCATCAGCTATTTCGGCTGCTGCTGAGCTGAGCTTCCTAAAAGCTTCAGCCAGTGCCGTGGTATCTTTCTTTTTCATTACGGTTCTCCCTTCTTAAATAGTTCTGCTTGCTGCGATGTCCTTTGTTTTGATCTCGTGGCTTTGCACTTGACCAGGAGATCTGACGCTTGATTATCCGTTGTTGGTCTGTCCTGTTCCTCATGTCTTTGCCCTCCGTGTACTTTCTTTGCCTTCATAAGTCTTGGGATATTTTTTCTGATCCCGGTGAAGTGGATGTTTTCCCGCTTCATAAGTCTTGGGATATTTTTTTGATCCGCTGCTCTGAAGTGGTTTCATATTGCCTTCAGTAGTCTTGGGATATTTTTTTGCCCATTGCTCTGAAGCAGTTATCTTTATCGCCTTCAATAGTCTTGGGATATTTTTTGTAATCACGGGGGAGTAGTGGTTGAGGTTTACGACATAGGTGCCTGATATCTGCAAAAGAGGTGGGGTGATTTTTTCTATATAAAAAGGAAGGGATTCGGCCAGACGGTTCTGCTGAAAAAAATATCCCAAGACTTATAGAACGGGAACAGGCTCGTTCGTCAGTCAGCAGAATCGAGGTGATGAAGATATGAGTGTAGATGGTAAACACCCAGAGGGTTATCTGGATCCGACGGCAGAGACAGCGATAAAGCATATCTGCAGCGGTCAGGAAGATCCCACAGCTTTCGGATTTATGCCGGTCGTGTATATCTGCTCTCCATATAGAGGGGATACGGAAGGCAATACGAAGAAGGCGAGAAGGTACAGCCGGTATGCGGTTGATCAGGGATACATCCCGATAGCGCCGCATCTGTTGCTTCCACAGTTTGTATCAGAAGAAACGGAGAGAGACCTGGCACTGTTCATGGGAATGGTACTCCTTTCCAAATGTAAAGAACTGTGGGTGTGTGGTGACACGATATCCGACGGGATGGCAGCAGAAATAGAAAAGGCTGAGAAGCGAAACATGAAGATCAGATATTTAAGGGAGGAAGATTTCATATGAAAGAGGTAAAGAGAGTCGTTCAGATTAACGGCGTTCCTGTAAATACAGAAAAGGAGTTGATCGAGAACGCAAATGTGAGCCTGGCTGTATATGCAGGATCCACAGGCTTCTGTGGCGGTGATCGCAAAAAAGGCGGTCGTACATATGTCTCCATAGAGAATGAGGGTGCGACAGACATGATCGTGACCTTAAAAACAGGAAAAGATGGCAACGGGTCAGGGTTTGAGATTGCAGCATCGGGAGATGCGGAGCTTATGTCACTTGCGTATGCGTTTGCGGCTGTATCGGCAACGCTTTTGGATAGCATTTCAGAGGAGGAAAAGTAATGACAGAGTTCACCTTATATCAGGCAAATTGCTGTGGACAAGCGAAGAACACGCTTTATCAGCATCCGGTAGTCGTTAATAATGCAGATGATCTGGCAGGTGTGGTCGCTAAAGACCATACCTGCGGAGAGTTCAAAGGTTACAAGCGTAGTAAGGCTAATTTCCTTGGATCCGATGTGGAGGCTCTGGATATTGACAATGAGCATTCAGAGAATCCGGATGAGTGGATCACGCCTGAGAGATTCGCGGAAGAGTTTGACGGTGTGGATTTCATCATTGTATTCAGCCGTAATCATATGAAGGAAAAGGACGGTAAGGCAGCAAGACCGAGGTTCCATGTGTTCTTTCCTCATAAAAAGATGATGGTGCTTTCAGAAGTAGAGGAACTGAAGAAGGCAGTATATGCGGCATTTCCTTTCTTTGATGGCAATTGTCTGGACGGAGCCCGTTTTCTTTATGGGAGCAGCGTAAAGCCTGAAGACATTATCTGGCATGACGGGGATATGGATATTGATGATTACATCAAAAAGCTGGACTCCATGACAGGGACGCATTACACGATACCGCAGGGTAGAAGGAATGCTACCATGAGCCATTTTGCAGGCAGAGTGGTCAAGAGGTTCGGAACAGGTGAGGATGCCAAACAGATTTTTTTGGCTGAGAACGAAAAGTGTGATCCGCCGCTCTCTGATGATGAGATGGATAAGATCTGGGGAAGTGCCTGCAAGTTCGGGAAGGTAGTCTCTCAGGCACCGGGTTATGTTCCGCCTTCTACTTATAACGGTACACAGGTGACGGATCCAGGCTCATTGAAGCCTACGGATTATTCAGATATCGGACAGGCGAAGGTTTTATCAGCGGAAGAAAAGGATGAGCTGAGACATAACCAGGCTACCGGTTATCTTTTCTACAACGGAGTTCACTGGGAAGAATCCATGCCTGCAGCATTGGGAGCCGTGGAGAGGTTCCTTGATCTTCAGCTTGCAGCTGCTCAGAGGATGGTCTTTTCGGCAAAGCAGGCTCTTCTCAATTCCGGACTGAACGAGTCAGACCTTTCGGGGAAGAAGCCTCCGAACGGAGCTACACCGGTACAGATAAAACTGTTCAATGCGTATCTTGAAGCTCTGGGATTCCTGGCTTTTGTAATGAAGCGTAGGGATATGAAATATGTGAATTCCGCTATGGAAGCGGCAAAGCCCATGCTTCATGTCAAGTACGGTGATCTGGATAAGGACTGCTTCCTGCTCAATACACAGGAATCCACCTATGATCTCAGACTTGGGCTGATGGGGAAGATGCAGCATAGGAGTGATGATCTTTGCACGAAGGTTACGCTCTGCGAGCCTGGCGATAAAGGTAAGGATCTCTGGGAGGATGCCCTTCATAAGACATTCTGTAATGATGCGGAGCTGGAAGAGTATGTACAGATGGTTTGCGGACTTGCAGCTATCGGGAAGGTCTTCATTGAGGCTTTGATCATCGCCTACGGGGAAGGCAGGAACGGTAAATCCACCTTCTTTAATACTGTAGCAAGGGTTTTGGGATCATACAGCTGGTCATTGTCATCTGATGCTCTGGTTGTCGGTTGCAGAAGAAATGTTAAGTGGGAGATCACGGAGCTTAAGGGCAGACGTTTTGTTATTGCCGCTGAGCTTGAAGAGGGTACAAGGCTTTCGACTTCAATGCTTAAGCAGATTACATCCACGGATGATATCCAGGGTGAAAAGAAGTTCAAGGATCCGAGTCCTTTTACTCCGTCACATACAACGATTCTGTTCACGAACCATCTGCCTAAGGTAGGAGCTATGGATCACGGAACATGGAGAAGACTGGTAGTGATACCGTTCAATGCTGTATTTCAGGATTCAGGTGATCAGAAGAATTATGCGGATGTCCTTGTGGAAGAGGCGGGGCCGGCTGTTCTGTCATGGATTATCGAGGGAGCTGAGAAGGTCATTGCCTGCAATTTCCATATCAAGCGTCCAAAAGTCGTTCAGGATGCCATTGATGCTTACAGGGAAGAAAACGACTGGATGTCAGCATTTATGAGTGACTGTTGTGAGGTTGATCCTTCTTATAAGGAGATGTCCAGGGATCTTTATCAGGAATACAGATCCTACTGTGACAGGGTTGGTGAGTTTACCAGAAGCAATGCTGAGTTTTCCAACACATTGGAGAACCTTGGCTTTGAGAAGCGTAAGACAAACAAGGGCATGGTTTTCAGCGGTATCAGGGTGAAGCCTGCTTTTGTGGAGGGATGACAAATGGCTATATGCACAAGAGATGAGGCCGGTGGAGTAATGCTGTTTCTGTACGAGTGCTGTGACAGAGGTCCGGCACTCAGGACAGACGGCAGAAAACTCTATGAAGCCTATATGGATTATGTCAAAAGTGAAGGCAGATGCAGTCTGGATTACGAAACTTTTGAGAAAGTGCTTAATTATGATTACATTTTCGGTGTAGATGGCATTTTCGACGAAGTGGCTGTGAAACCTTGAAAAATAAGGGTTTAGAGCAAAAAAGTGAAAGCGAGTGAAGGCTAATACCCATTAAATCGCATTATAGATAATTTTTGGAATTTCTATATAGAAAAGAATAGGAATTGGCTTTCACCAGCTTTCACTTTTGGAGGTGGATATGTCGGAAAAGCAGATAGAACGTGCGCTTATTAAGGCGGTGAAGGAAGCAGGCGGCCTCTGCCTGAAATGGGTGTCGCCTGGATGGGATGGTGTCCCCGACAGAATAGTTTTGTTTGGGGATAACGGTATCGGTCGCATTGCTTTCGTCGAGGTGAAGGCACCCGGCGGCAAGGTGAGGAAGATCCAGCAGGTCAGGCATAGGCAGCTTAGGAACATGGGCTTTATGGTGTTTGTTTTGGATGATTCGAATTATATCCCAATGATTATTGAAGAGATAAAAGCAACGGCAAAGGAGTAGTGAGATGGTTCACGAAGATGCTACAAGAGCAAATTGGGAAAATCTGGCAAATGCCATAGTGCTGACAGCGGTTAAGGATTTCAGAACGGAATATAAGAGGCTTTTGAAGAATCCTAAGAGTAAGAGCGCGGCGGCAGAGGTGGCATCGCTGATCAGGTTCTTTACAAGTGAATATTACAGCTCTCTGACATCGGTGGACGGTGAGTTCCTTGTCAGAAAGCTAAAGAGCGAAGTGGAGGAAAAGTTAAATGTTGAAAAGAGAGGATCTGCATAGATATCAGGAATTCTGTGTGAAGTTCCTTTTGGAACATCCGGAGGCACTTCTGATACTGGAAATGGGATTAGGCAAGACGATCATAACACTTACGGCAATCATGATTCTGATGTATGACAGCTTCGAGGTTGATAAGTGTCTTGTGGTGGCACCGTTGAGAGTTACAAAGGTCTGGATGGATGAAGCCGCTGCATGGTCTCATACAAAAAATCTGAAACTTTCGAGGGTGACAGGTACGGCAGCGGAACGTAAAGCGGCGTTAAGGCAGAAGGCTGATATTTATGTGATAAACAGAGAAAACCTTGCATGGCTGGTGAAGTATTACGAGGATAACAAGATGGTATGGCCGTTTGATCTTGTGATTCTGGACGAATTATCCAGCTTCAAGAATTTTAAGAGTCAGAGGTTCAAGGCAATCCGGAAGGTGAGACCTTATATAAAAAGGATGATCGGACTTACAGGAACGCCAACGCCTCAGGGCTTGGAAGATTTATTTGCAGAAGTAGGTATCATAGATAACTTTAAGCGTTTCGGCAGATTTATCGGAAGGTTCAGGGATACATATTTCCGAAGAGGTGCATTCAATCCATATACCGGCGTGGTGTTTAACTATGTTCCTTTGCCGGATGCGGAAGAGAGGATATACGACAAAATATCAGATATGGCGGTCAGTATGAAAAGCGTGGATTACCTTGATATGCCGGAATGCGTATATGTTGATCATGAGGTTGAGATGGATGCCGGTGAAAGAGCTGCTTATGAAGAAATGAAGAAAGAGCTGGTAGTAGAGCTTGACGGAGAGACCGTTACTTCACAGAATGCAGCGGTTTTATCCAATAAGCTTATGCAGATGGCTTCCGGATGCCTATATACAGAAGATGGCGGCGTTGTAAATATCCATGACAATAAGTTGGAAATGCTGTCAGACCTGATCGAGCAGGCGAATGGACAGAATGTACTGGTTATCTATCATTTCAGATTTGATCATGACAGGATCAGTGAGTATCTGAAGGAGCAGGGTTATGAGGTTCGGGACATCAAAACAGATGTTGATATTGATGACTGGAATGCCGGGAAGATACAGATCGGAATGATAAGTCCAATGTCAGCGGGACATGGATTGAACTTACAGAAGGGCGGTCATATTGAAATCTGGGTAACGCTTCCGTGGTCATATGATTACTACTCACAGACAGTTGCGAGACTTTGGAGACAGGGAGCTACGGCAAATACAGTGACTATCCATCATATTATCTGCAAGGATACCGTGGATCTGGATGTGGTGGATGCACTTAAGAGAAAGAGTACGACTCAGGAAAATCTGATAGCAGCAGTAAAGGCTAATCTTGGGGAGATGAGACGATGAGAGCAAAGGAATATATGCAGCAGGCCTTTTTCCTTGATAAGAGGATCAATTCACTTATGAGACAGGTGAGCAATCTTTGGGATCAGGCTACAAACATCACACAGGTCTTAAGCGATATGCCACGCAATCCGAGTGGAGAAACATCAAAGTTGGAAAACAGGGTGGTGGATATCTGTGACCTGACCGATGAGATCAGGAAACAGACAGACAAGCTTAAGGGCTTGCGTAAGGAAATGATGGGTGTTGTTATGAATGTTCCGGACCCTGAGTATCAGCTTATCCTTCAGGAGAGATATTTTGAAATGATGACTTGGGAAGATATTGCCTGTGATATCAACAGATCGGTGAGAAGCGCACAGCTCATGCATGGGAAAGCCCTTGAAGCCGTGCAGGAAATTCTGGATAAAAAATAAGTTTGCGCACTTTTTCGCTGAATTTCGCACTGGACATATGATATTGTTATACTGACGAAAGTGTAAAATGAACGAAGCCCGGAGGGAGCAATCCTTGCCGGGCTTTTGTAATGGAGATGATGATTATGCCAAAGAGACCAGATATCCCGTGCAAACATCCGGGATGTGCTGCTTTGATTCCATATGGACAAATGTATTGTGAAAAGCATAAGCCGATGCATAAAAGAGATCGGGATTATTCCTGTGATCGTGGATATGGATACAAATGGCAGCAGGCAAGGAAGAAGTTCCTTCAGGCTCATCCCATATGTGTGAGATGTTATGCCGAGGGAAAAATAACCGAGGCTACAGTCGTGGATCATATCATTCCGCATCGTGGAGATATGAAGCTGTTCTGGGATAAGAGCAACTGGCAGCCTTTGTGTGAGCATCATCATAATGTGAAGACAATGACAGAAGATAATAATGTGGAGTACCGGTTCTGATACGCGCATGGGTAGGGGTATCGAAATCTCTGAAGGCTATAGGCTCCAAGACCGGCGCCCCCTCTTCTGTGTAAAATCGCGAAATTGAAAGTGAAAATCCGGGGAAAGGAGGGAGTGCCCAATGGCAGGTAGAAAACCAAAGCCCACAGCCGTAAAAAAGCTGGAAGGCAATCCGGGAAAAAGAAAACTGAATACGAAAGAGCCTATGCCAGGTAAGGGAATGCCCGACTGTCCTTCGTGGTTACTTCCACTTGCAAAGGAAGAGTGGAAACGACTCTGTGAAAAACTGAATCAGATGGGAGTGTTGACTGAGGTTGACCGGTCTGCATTTGCAGCATACTGTCAGTCTTATGCCAGATGGAAGGAAGCTCAGGATCATATCAATTCTGAGGGTGCAACCTATGAGACGGAGAATGGTATGCAAAGACCGAATCCATATGTTGCTATTTCCAATACGGAACAGCGTCTTATGATGCAGGCGGCATCCGAGTTTGGACTTACGCCTTCAGCCAGATCAAGGATCATGGCGGCATCCGGTGCAGGTGATGATGCTGAGGATGACATGGAAGCAATATTAAGGGGGTGATGACTGATGGCAAAGGAAACAAGGCCTAAGAATTATCCTAAACTGAAGAACTATCAGCCGACACATTTTATGCTTCCGACTTCTCATTATGATAAGAAGAAAGCAGACAGGGCGGTGCGTTTTATAGAAGCCCTTCGTCATACAAAAGGAAAATGGGATAATCAGAGGTTCTGGTTATTGCCGTGGCAGGAGCAACTGGTCCGGGATATTTTCGGAATCGTGAAGGATGATGGAACCAGACAGTTCCGTACAGCATTTGTAGAGATCTGCAAGAAGGTAGGCAAGAGCGAATTGGCGGCGGCTGTTGCATTGTATCTGCTGTATGCAGACAATGAGCCATCAGCAGAGGTTTATGGGGCTGCCGCAGATAGGCAGCAGGCGGGTATAGTCTTTGATGTAGCGAAAAAAATGGTGGAGAAGAGTCCTGCTCTTCTTAAGCAGTCAAATCTGCTTGGAGCCACAAAGCGAATCGTCAATTATGGAAATGCAGGATACTATCAAGTACTATCCGCTGAGGTAGGAACAAAGCACGGTTTTTCGATTTCCGGGCTTGTGTTTGATGAGATCCATACTCAGCCGAACCGGCAGTTATACGATGTACTTACGAAATATTCTTCAGATGCCAGGGCAAATCCGTTGCATTTTATTATTACGACTGCCGGGAATGACAGAAACTCAATCGCATATGAGCTCCATACGAAGGCTCTGGATATATTGGAGGGCAGGCGTGTTGATCCTACATTTTATCCGGTGGTCTACGGACTGAAGGATGATGAGGACTGGGAGGATGAGAAGAACTGGTACAAGGTAAATCCTTCACTTGGATATACGGTGGATATCGAAAGGCTGAGAGATGCATACCGGGAAGCAAAGCAGAATCCGGCTGATGAGATTACATTCAAGTGGCTCAGGATGAATATGTGGGTTTCGGCTAAAACGGCTTGGATTCCTGATCAGATTTATATGAGAGGCGATGAACCAATAGATATAGATTCCCTTCGAGGTCGTGATTGCTATGCGGGTTTGGACTTGTCCAGCACCGGTGATATCACGGCTTTTTCTTTGGTGTTTCCACCAGAGGATGAAGAAGGAAAGTATATTGTACTTCCGTATTTCTGGGTACCGGAAGAGACGATTCCTCAGAGAGTGAAGCAGGCTTCAGTTCCATATGACGTATGGGAAAAGCAAGGTTATCTGATGGCAACACCGGGTAATGTGGTGGATTATAACCGTATCCAGCATTTTATTGAGGAATGCGCTGAGAAATATCATATTTTGGAGATCGCTTATGACCGCTGGAATGCGACAATGCTTGTCACGAATCTTATGGAAGAAGGGCTTACGATGGTTCAGTTCGGTCAGGGCTATAAGGATATGAGTCCGGCGTGTAAAGAGTTCTATAAGGTTTTGATGCAAGGACGGATGATACACGGTGGTAATCCTGTACTCAGGTGGATGGCTGGAAATGTTGTTGTTGAGACGGATGATGCCGGAAATATAAAGCTGACAAAGGCAAAATCCAAAGAGAAGATCGATGGCATTGTTGCGACGGTCATGGCACTTGACCGTTGTGTAAGACATGAAGCAGAACAACAGGAAAGTGTATATGAGTCGAGAGGTTTGCTCATTCTGTAGAGGATACGGGAATGATCATAATGACGTTGATCGGCTTCATTGTTATTACTGAAGCCGTAAACCAAACATTGGAAGGAGATAATTGATATGGGTGTATTAAGCGGTCTGTTCAAGAGCAGGGATAAGCCCACGGACAGGACGGCAGGCAGCAGCTACAGTTTTTTCCTGGGGAATAGTTCTGCAGGGAAGTATGTGACGGAGCGGTCTGCAATGCAGATGACGGCGGTGTACTGCTGTGTGAGGATCCTGTCGGAGGCGGTGGCAAGCCTGCCATTACAATTTTACAGATATATCGGTGATGGCGGTAAGGAGAAAGCGGTGGAACATCCGCTTTATTTTTTGCTTCATGATGAGCCGAATCCGGAGATGACCAGTTTCATATTTCGGGAGACTCTGATGACGCATCTGCTGCTTTTCGGCAATGCCTACAGCCAGATCATCAGAAACGGCAAAGGTGAGGTTGTGGCGTTATATCCACTGATGCCTGATCGAATGAAGGTTGACCGTGATGAGCACGGAAAGCTGTATTACGAATATACAGTTTACGATGCTGATCAGGTGGACGGGCGAAAGGGTACGGATAAGGTTGGACGGACTGTAAGGCTGAAGCCTTATGATGTGCTGCATATTCCGGGACTTGGTTTTGATGGGTTGGTCGGATACAGCCCTATTGCGATGGCGAAGAATGCTATCGGGCTTGCAATTGCTACTGAAGAGTATGGTAGCAAGTTCTTTGCAAATGGTGCGGCTCCATCGGGCGTATTGGAACATCCGGGTACGATAAAGGATCCGAGTAAAGTGAGGGAAAGCTGGCAGGCTACCTTCGGAGGAAGCGGTAATGCAAATAAGATTGCCGTTCTGGAAGAGGGTATGAAATATACTCCGATTTCCATTTCACCGGAACAGGCTCAGTTTCTGGAGACAAGGAAGTTCCAGATCGATGAGATCGCAAGGATCTTCAGGGTACCGCCTCATATGATCGGAGATCTGGAAAAGTCGAGCTTCAATAACATTGAGCAGCAGTCGTTGGAATTTGTGAAGTATACGCTGGATCCCTGGGTGAGCAGATGGGAACAGGCGATGGTGAGAGCCTTGCTGACTCCGGATGAGAAGAAGAAATACTTTTTCAAGTTCAATGTGGATGGTCTGCTCAGGGGTGATTACCAGAGCCGTATGAACGGATATGCTACGGCAAGGCAGAACGGCTGGATGTCGGCAAATGATATCAGAGAGCTTGAAAACCTTGACCGGATCCCCGAGGAAGACGGCGGTGATCTGTATTTAGTAAACGGAAATATGGTTCCGCTTGTATCGGCAGGTGCCGCTTACAATTTGGAACCTGAGGATGGGAAGGAGGAAAATCCTGATGAAGAAGTTTTGGAACTGGAAGAGCAGAAAGATTAGAGACCAGGCTTCAGGCGAAGAGGTGGCTGAGAGGGTGCTTTTCCTTAATGGCATGATTGCTGAAGAGAGCTGGTTTGACGATGACGTTACGCCGGAGCTCTTTCGTGAAGAGTTAAATGCCGGAACAGGTAATGTTACGGTCTGGATCAACAGTCCGGGCGGTGACTGTGTGGCAGCAGCTCAGATCTATAACATGCTGATGGATTATAAGGGTGATGTGACTGTTAAGATAGATGGTCTTGCGGCTTCTGCTGCAAGCGTGATCGCTATGGCAGGCACGAAAGTTCTTATGAGTCCTGTAAGTATGCTGATGATCCATAATCCCGCAACTATTGCTTTTGGCGATAAGGGTGAGATGCAGAAGGCGATTCATATGCTGGCTGAGGTCAAGGAAAGCATCATGAATGCATATGAGATCAAGACCGGTCTGAACAGACAGAGGCTTTCAATCATGATGGACGCTGAGACCTGGATGAATGCACATAAGGCTGTGGAGCTTGGCTTTGCAGATGGCATTCTGGAAAGGGAAGAAGCTGTGGAAGATGTCGAGGCACCGGATATTTCAGCAATGTATTCCAAAGCAGCGGTGACTAATTCACTCAGGGATAAAATCGTTGCGAAGTGCAGGATCGAGCCACCTGAGAAAAGTTGCACCGATGCAACTGAGGTAACTGAAGACAATGTTGTTGATGGGCGTTCCGCTGATGAAGTCAGGGAGCGCTTAAATTTTATCAAGAGATTCATTTAAGGAGGATATGACCTATGACTATCAATGAAATGATTCAGAAGAGAGCAAAGGTGTGGGAGACTGCAAAGAATTTTGTGGATACCCATGAGAATGAGAATGGGGTTCTTTCCGCTGAGGATAATGAAACCTATTCCAGAATGGAGAAGGAGATCGAGGATCTGACTGCCGCTATTGATCGTCAGCAGAGGGCTGAGGCAAGGGAGGCAGAACTTAACAGACCCGTGAATACTCCTATTACTGAGAGACCTGCAAAGCAGGTGGAGGAAAAGACCGGTCGTGCGTCCAATGCGTATAAGGAAGACTTCGGGGCACATCTCCGTGGACAGAGACTTGTTCATAACGTGCTTTCTGAGGGTGTGCAGGCAGATGGTGGCTACCTTGTACCGGAAGAGTTCGAGCGTCAGATTGTGATGGGGCTTGATGAGTCAAATGTGGTGAGAGGTCTTGCAAAGGTTATTACCACAAGTGCTGAGAGAAAGATCCCTGTTGCGGCGACACACTCTACCGCTGCATGGACTGCTGAAAACGGGGCTTACACTCCGAGTGATCCTTCTTTCGATCAGAAGACTATCGATGCGTATAAGCTTACTGATCTTGTGAAGGTGTCCATTGAGCTTCTTCAGGATTCTGCTTTCAATCTTGAAGAGTATATTGCGGCAGAGTTCGCAAGGGCTTTCGGTATTGCAGAGGAAGAGGCTTTCTGTGTGGGTACCGGTACCGGTCAGCCTACGGGTATCTTTACCGCAAATGGTGGACAGGTGGGTGTTACTGCAGGGGCAACCAATGCGATCACTGCTGATGAGCTGATCAGCCTTGTATATGCACTTAAGAGTCCTTACCGTAGAAACGCTAAGTTCCTTATGAACGATGCGACGATTGCGGCAATCCGTAAGCTTAAGGACGGCAACGGCGTATATCTCTGGCAGCCTTCTCTTCAGGCAGGTGAGCCTGACAAGCTGCTTGGATATGAACTTTACACCAGTCCTTATGTGCCTACGGTTGCGGCTGAGGCACTTACGGTTGCATTCGGTGATTTCAAGAATTACTGGATCGCTGATCGTTCCGGAAGAACCGTACAGAGACTCAATGAGCTCTACAGCACCAACGGACAGGTTGGTTTTGTGGCAACCGAGAGAGTTGACGGCAAGGTGATCCTTCCTGAGGGCATCCAGCTTCTTAAGATGAAGGCGTGAGGATAATTGTTAGAGGGGGTCGCGATTTGCGGCTCCCTTGGATTTTGGAGGTGTGAGATGAGCGAATATAACGCAAAGAATTATACAGAGCAGGGCGGCGATGTCACTCATATCGGAGGAAAGCTGATCATTGAAGATGGCGGTTCCATTGAGGGTCTTCCTGCTGCTGAGAATCAGGCTGACAGTGAAGCGAGTACTATTGCAGCTTTGAAGGAAGATTTCAATGGTCTTCTGGATAAGCTGAAGGCTGCCGGGCTTATGGTGGCAGATGCTGAATCGGATACAAGTGAGGATGAGCCCGGTGAAGAATAAAAATACCCGGCGGTGGGAAGTTCCTGCCGCCTTTGTTGTGAGGTGATCGGATGAATGTGACTGTGGAAGAGATGAAAAATTATCTGAGGATCGATTTCGAGGATGATGATTCACTACTGGAAAACTTCATAGCAGCGGCGGAGAAGCAGTGCATGGATATCCTGAGAACGGATGATGAGGCTGATCTGGATGCGGCTCAGAACGGGAGGATTGCCGTGATGTTTACGGTGGCTTATCTGTATGAGCATCGGGAAGAGGCTGATCATCATGCGCTTGATCTGACTCTGAGGGCTCTGTTATTCGGGAGCCGGAAGGAGGGATTCTGATGATGCCGGCACTACTCAATGAAAAGGTCGTATTCCTAAAGAATACCGTGATAACAGATGCCGTCGGAAATCATACGAACGAGTGGGATGAGTATTATACCTGCTTTGCAACTATCGGCGGTGAAGGACTGGCAAGTTCTAAGGAAGAAGAGGTTGCCGGTACTACTGTTGAGGATGTGGCAATGACGGTTACGGTGCGGTATTGCGCGAAGACGGCAGCTATTACTTCCACGGGTTACAGGATTTTGTTCAAGGGTGAGTTCTATGACATCGTGAATGTTGATCATATGAACTTTAAGAAGAAGTCGCTGAAGTTCAGCTGTCGGAAAGTGAGGCGGTGATCATGGGTACGGACAGGGTAAGAATAGACCAGATGGCTCATGTCATTATGGAAGGGCTTCAGGAATACGTTGATCTGGCTACCGATGATATGAAAGCAGCAGTAAAAAAGGCTGGGGATGAAGCAAAGAAAGATGTGCAGGCCGGGGCACCGGTAAAGTCAGGGAAATATAAAAAGAGCTGGACGGTGAAAACCACAAAGGAAAACTCAAATAGCCTGGAATTGACGGTGCATTCACGGAACCGGTACCAGCTGGCACATCTTTTGGAGTTTGGTCATGCAAAGCGGAATGGTGGCAGGACAAGAGCCTTTCCGCATATCGCACCGGCTGAAGCTAAGGCCGCAGAGCTGCTGGAAAAGGAAGTAGAGAGGGCGTTGAAATGACGGTTGAACAGTTGGCAGCAATGCTGCAGGAGACGGGGATCCCCTTTGCATATGATCATTTTGCGGAAGGGGAAAGCCCGGAGCCGCCGTTTATCTGTTACCTGTTGCCGGGGAGCGATAATTTTGCTGCTGACGGTAAGGTGTATTTCAAGATAAATGAGGTGTGGATCGAGCTTTACACGGATAAGAAGGAGGTATCCGTGGAGAGGCAGGTGGAGGATGCTCTGGATGACCGGGGCATTTTTTATAACAAGAGTGAGGTCTGGATTTCGGAAGAGAGATTGTATGAGGTCTTGTATTCTTTCGATGTGCCGGACATTGAAGAAAAAATGGAGGTATAAGAGCTATGGCTAATAACAAGGTTAAGTACAATCTTAAAAATGCGCATTATGCGATGCTCAATATTGCTCAGGATGGTACGGTGTCTTATGGAACACCTGTTGCCATTCCCGGTGCGGTGAGCATTTCACTTGATGCGAATGGAGAGCCGGAAAACTTCTATGCAGATGGCATTGCCTATTATGTCATCAATAACAACATGGGTTATGACGGTGATCTGGAACTTGCGATGATCCCTGAGAGCTTCAGGGTGGATGCGCTGAACGAGACATTGGATGATAACAATGTGCTGATCGAGAATGCAAACACGGAGTTGAACAGCTTTGCGCTGCTTTTCGAGTTCGACGGTGATGTGAAGCACATCAGACATGTTCTGTATAACTGCTCTGCATCGAGACCGGGCATTGAGGGTAAGACCAATGAAGAGAGCCGTGAAGTTCAGACGGAGACGCTGACCATCAAGGCTACGCCTCTTGCAAGCGGCGTGGTAAAGGCAAAGACCGGAAATACTACGAACAGCACGGTGTATCAGAATTGGTATCAGTCTGTATATATGCCTTCGGATGTATCCGGTGCGAATGTGAATCTGTCCGCATTGACTATCGGTTCCATTTCGTTGGATCCGACTTTTGCAGCAGGAACTACGGCTTACACGGCTGAGACTTCCAATGCTACCAATGCTATCACTGCAACGGCAGCGGATGAGAATGCAGGGGTTTCTATTACTGTGAACGGTGATTCTCTTACCAACGGTTCCAGTGTTACCTGGGAGGATGGGGAGAATACGGTTGTGATCACCGTGACAAACGGCGGTTCAAGTAAGACTTATACGGTAGTGGTAACGAAGGAATAAGGCTGACAGGGATATAAAGGGCTTCGAGGTTGTGTAAACACGGCTTCGGGGCTCTTTTGCTGTCGCTGATTATGGAGGATGAGACATATGAGTATGGTTCAGGAAATTGAAATTGACGGACAACAGGTGCCTTTCAGAGCATCGGCGGCGATTCCGAGAATATACAGAATGAAGTTCCAGAGGGATATCTATAAGGATCTGGCAGCTTTGGAGAAGGCAGTTGGTGATAATACCGAGGAAGTCAGCAATCTTGATATGTTCTCTTTGGAGATGTTTGAAAATATCGCCTATATCATGGCAAAGCACGCTGATCCGAATATTCCGGACACACCGGAAGAGTGGCTGGATGAGTTCAATACTTTCAGTATCTATCAGGTGCTGCCTAAGATCATTGAGCTCTGGGGCTTGAATGTGAAGGTGGACGTGGAGGCTAAAAAAAACTTCAGTCAACTGACAGGCAGATGACAACAGCCCTTTTTATGCTGAGGTGTGTGCAGATTGGGCTCTCGATACGGGATCTTGATCTGCTTACCATTGGTATGGTGAATGAGATGTTTATTGAGAATCAGAACGATGATGTTGCAGACAAGGCGTACCATCGAGTGGCTACGCAACAGGATTTCGATGTCTTCTGATGGGGTAACGAAATGTTACGCCATATATTTTTTGTAGGAAGGGGGTATCCCGATGGCAGCAAATAGAATAAAGGGAATTACAATCGAGATCGGCGGGGATACCACCAAGTTACAGACTGCTCTGAAAGGTGTAAATACTGAGGTCAGGAATACTCAGCAACAGCTGAAGGATGTGGAGAAGCTGCTTAAGCTGGATCCGGGAAATACGGAGCTTCTGGCTCAAAAGCATAAGCTACTTGGAGAGGCGGTTGCTGCTACAAAGGAAAAGCTGGAAACCTTAAAAACGGCGGCTGAACAGGCAAATACGGCTCTAGCCAACGGTGATATTTCTCAGGAACAGTATGATGCCCTTCAGAGGGAGATCATCGAGACAGAGCAGAATCTGAAGAAGCTGGAAGAACAGGCAAAGCAGTCAGGTACGGCTCTTCAGGAAATTGCCGCTAAGGGTGAAAAACTAAAAACAGTTGGTGACAATATCAGCAATGTCGGACAGAAGTTTCTTCCGGTAACGGCAGGAGTAGTAGGACTTGGAACAGCGGCGGTGAAAACTGCCGCTGATTTTGACTCTGCGATGAGCCAGGTGGCGGCGGTGTCCGGTGCTACAGGTTCGGAGTTTGATGTGCTCCGAGATAAAGCCCGTGAGATGGGTAGCAAGACGAAGTTCTCTGCATCCGAGGCGGCTGAAGCCATGAACTATATGGCTATGGCCGGTTGGAAGACTGAGGATATGCTGGGCGGTATCGAAGGTGTTATGAACCTTGCGGCTGCATCCGGTGAGGATCTGGCTACTACTTCCGATATTGTGACGGATGCTCTTACGGCTTTCGGTTTATCAGCTCAGGATTCGGGGCATTTTGCGGATGTGCTTGCGGCGGCAAGCTCCAATGCGAACACGAATGTCTCCATGATGGGTGAGACCTTCAAGTATGCGGCTCCCATTGCCGGTGCTTTGGGTTTTTCTGTTGAGGATACGGCAGAGGCTATCGGGCTTATGGCGAATGCCGGTATCAAGGGATCCCAGGCAGGTACTTCACTCAGAACCATCATGACAAATCTGTCCGGGGACGTGAAGATCTGCGGTGCAAATATCGGAGAGGTTACGGTTGCAACGACCAATGCAGATGGATCCATGAGGGATCTGTCGGATATCCTGGCTGACTGCCGTGTGGCGTTTGCAGGATTATCGGAATCTGAACAGGCAGCAACGGCTGAATCTTTGGTTGGTAAAAATGCGATGTCCGGATTCCTGGCTCTTATGAATGCCGGGGAAGGGGATATCAATAAGCTGTCTTCAGCGATTGCGAATTGTGACGGTACGGCTGCGAACATGGCTGATACCATGAACAACAATCTGGAAGGACAGCTGACAATCCTGAAATCACAGCTTCAGGAACTGGCGATCTCTTTTGGCGAGATGCTGATGCCTGCAATCAGAACGATTGTCGGATGGATACAGGGTTTTGTGGACAAACTGAACAGCATGGATGAGGGCACAAGGAAGGTCATCATTACCATTGCGCTTGTGGCGGCTGCTATCGGTCCGGTGCTGATCATAGTCGGTAAGGTGATATCCGCAATAGGTACCATTATGACAATCGTGCCAAAGCTGGCAGGTGTGATTAATGCGGCGAAGGGTGTGTTTGCGGCCTTCAATGCGGTATGTGCGGCGAATCCGTATGTACTGATCATTGCGGCGATTGTGGCTCTGGTGGCAGCCTTCATATATCTCTGGAATAACTGTGAAGAGTTCCGGCAGTTCTGGATCAATCTTTTGGAAGGTATTAAAGAGATTGCGATTGCTGTATGGGAGGCTCTGAAAGAGTTTTTCAAGGCAGCATGGGAAGCGATAAAGACCACAGCGGAAACGGTTTGGAATGCCATAAAGAATTTCTTCCAGGGCTTATGGGATGGAATCAAAGCGATATTCCAGACGGTGGTTGATGCGATAAAGCTGATAATTACCACATACTTCAATATCTATAAAACGATCATCACAACAGTTCTTAATGCCATAAAGACCGTATTTACTACGATCTGGAATGCGATAAAGACTGTGGTGACAACGGTGGTAACGGCGATCAGCACTTTCCTGACAACGGCATGGACGGCCATTCAGACTACAGCTACCACTATATGGAATGCGATATCCAGCTTCTTTACGAATATCTGGAATGGCATTAAGAATGTGAGCACTACGGCGGTGAATGCCATTAAGAATGTGGTCACGACAGCATGGAATAACATTAAGAACACGGTCACTTCTGTCGGAAATGCAATCAAGACAGCGGTTACGAACCTGTGGAACAATGTGACTTCTGCTGTGAAGAATGCTATGAGCAATGTGTTCAATGCGGTGAAGAGCGGTTTCGCAAATGTGAAGGATCATATCACAGGGCTTGCGTCTCAGGCCTTCAACTGGGGTAAGGATCTGATCATGGGTATCGTGAACGGTATTAAGTCCTGTATCAGTGCAGTAGGAGATGCGGTGTCATCGGTTGCTGATAAGATTAAGAGTTTCCTGCATTTCTCTGTTCCGGATGAAGGGCCTCTTACGGATTATGAGAGCTGGATGCCGGACTTTATGAAAGGGCTTGCAAAGGGTATCGAGAACGGCAAGGGTATGGTCACAAAGGCGATGGATTCCTTGTCAGCTGATATGGTGATTAATCCTCAGGTGAACGGAATGCAGGCTGCTATGGCTGGTGGCGGATCTGTTTCGAGTGCTGATCTGAGCAGTCTGGTTTCGGCAATCCGGGATGCTGTCGGTGGTGTAAATGCATCCGGCCAGGGCGGCGATATCGTGATCCCGGTTTACTTGGGAGGCACCATGCTGGATGAGGTGATCGTGAATGCTCAGCAGAGAGCAAATTTGAGAAGCGGAGGAAGGTGATGTTATGGCATTTATTCAATATCTGAATTTTGACGGCGAAAACCTTCCTCTGCCTGATTTTTATGAAGTGAACATGGAGGATAAGGAAGCGGATTCCGGTGGTGAAACTGAGGCAGGAACTATACAGAGGGATGTAGTGAGAGCCGGGGTTGTGGAGATATCCGTTTCCTTTTCGGTCACGCCGAAATGGCTGAAGAAGCTGACAGAATATAAGCAGCAGGAAAGTATCACGGTTTTGTATTTTGATCCGGAAACGGTGACACAGAAGCAGACACAGATGTATGTGGAAGGCTTCAAGGCAAAGCTGGAAAAGGATACGAGCTATAAGGGGCTGTGGACGGTGAGCTTTTCGCTGAAGGAATTTTAAGGAAGAAGGTGTTTGTATGTATCCTGTATCGAGCGCATTCCTGCAGGCGGTGCAGGAGAATACAAGGAAATATTACTGGACGGGGAAGATCACGATCAAGAATGGTGTGGTTTATGAGTTCGGGGCTGAGGATATCGTTAAGGGAAGCGGCTATATTTCTTCACAGTGCTGCGGTAGTACGGAGATCGAGTTGGGTACGGTGTATGCGGCTGAGATGGGTGTGACGCTTCTTTCGGATATTGACAGGTACACTCTGGAAGATGCCTTGGTGGAGCTGTTTTATCATCTGAGGATATCGAAGAGCAGGGATTCTTCTGAACTGGATCCGGAGTATGATCAGGCGGTTGAGGCTGATGGCATTTATGAGACAATCCCGATGGGTGTGTTTGAGGTGTCGGAGGCGAACAGGACTGTGAAGTGCCTGGAACTGAAAGCTTATGATTATATGCTCCGATTCGAGAAGGACTTCAACGGTTTTGAGACTGTCGGTAAGGCCTATGATTTTATACATCTTTGCAGTGAGGCGTGTCATGTGGACTTTGCGATTACTCAGGAAGAAGTGGAGGCGATGCCGAACGGTGATACCGGGCTTTCAATCTATACGGATAATGATATCGAGACCTACCGGGATGTGCTTTACTATGTGGGGCAGGTTCTGGGAGGTTTTTTCTGTATCAACAGGGAAGGCTTGCTGGAACTGAGGAAGTATGGCAATGTGCCTGTGATGGAGATTGCAAGAAGGCACCGGTTTTCTTCCAGCTTTTCAGACTTTATTACAAGATACACGGCGGTTTCTTCAACGAATATGAGAACGGAGATCGCTGAGTATTATCATCTGGATCCGGACAATGGACTGACCATGAATTTGGGAGTGAATCCGCTTTTGCAGTTTGGTCTGGATGAAACCAGAAGGCAGCTCTGTGAGAATATTCTGACTGATATTTCCGTGATCGAGTATGTGCCGTTTGATTCCGATACCATCGGAAATCCGGCACTGGATATCGGTGATGTGCTGACCTTTGTGGGTGGTCAGGCCGATGAGGATAAGATCAGTGCCATCACTTCCATGCAGGTGAATCTGTATGGAAAGCAGAGGCTTAAGGGTGTAGGTAAGAATCCGAGACTGGCTCAGGCAAAGAGCAAGAATGATAAGAATATCTCAGGACTGCTCAGCCAGATTGAGGCAGGAAAGATCGGGATTCATACTTTCACGAATGCTTCTGCTTTTACAGTGGCAGATCAGGATACAAGAATCATTTCCATAGAGTTTGCAACATCCGAGGATAATCATGCTCAATTCTTCGGGCAGGTGATCGTGGATGTGGATGCGGACTCTGTGACAAGGACGGCAACGGCAGCAGGTGATGTTGTGATACCTGCTGTAAATGTGGATGCCATTCCTGAAGAGAGCGTGTCAGAGGAATCAGAAAATGAGGGTGAGGGAGCTGTCTCTGATGAAGAACAGGTTGTCATCGGTACTACGGAAGAGCAGACGGTGAATGTTTCGTTACCTGTTTCATGGACGGAAGACGGAACGGCGGTTGTTACTTTTACCTTCGAGTTTAATGATGAGATGCTCACGGTGCATCAGCCGGTGGAGACCTGGCATTCCGGGAAGCATACGATCCTTCTGTATTATCCGATTGAAAATGTGCTGGCAAATTACACCAATACTTTCAATGTTTACATGAGAGTGAGCGGCGGTACGGGTACTGTGGATACCGGATGGTGCGTAGCTTCTGTTTCCGGTCAGAGCATGGGTGCAAATGCTGCATGGGATGGCACGATCACTGTTGAGGATTACATTGAAAGAGTAGGTATCAGCGGTGGACTGAGGCTTAAGTCGATCAGCGAGAATATCGTATTTGAGATCGATGAACTGGTACAGAGAAGCTACAGCGATGTGGTCAGAGGCAGGACGGCTCTGGGTGCGTTTGCGATGCCGGTGGATGTGAACGGCAGTAATTCATAAGGAGGGATTTTATGAAGCTGAAAGGCGAAATGGTCATTGAACTGACCGATGAAAATACAGGTGTGACGGAGACCATACGGGAAGAGAATATGGTCACAAATGCCGTGAATCATATTCTTGGGCTGAATCCGATGGGAGTGTTTTACAAGGCTTCAGGGCAGTATGACGATCAGATGATGTGGAATGATACTCTGATTCCGATATGCCCGAACATGATTGGCGGGATCCTTTTGTATCCTTCCGCACTTACGGAGAATGCGGATAATATTTTCCCTTCCTCTGCCGTATTGCCGGTGGCATATGCTTCAAATGATGTCAATGCAACGGCAGATACGGCAAGAGGAAGCATGAACCTGACGGAGAGCAAGGCGCTGGATGACGGATATAAATTCGTGTGGGAGTTCACGCCTTCACAGGGAAACGGAACCATTGCGGCGGTGGCGCTTACATCCGCATTGGGCGGAAAGAATGTTTTCGGAAATGATGTAAATTCCTCCAATGGTTATCTGAAGATCAAGGAGACAAGGCTGGAAAGCCAGACTGATGATGAACTGGCACTTCTTTATTCTGCTGTCGAGGTGGACTTTGAGAATAATGTGATGTATTCCATCCGGTTTGTGGATTCGTCGGTAATCGTAAGGAAGCTGAGACTGCCGGTATTTTCTGTGGGCTTAAATGACAGGCTGAATGATGTGACCTGCGAGGAACTGGAAGAGACTACGCTTCATTGCAGCGTGTTTTCCTTTACGACAGGGTATACGCCATATGGAGATTTTCTGGACGGGCATGACGGATATTGGTACGGTTTTTCCAATTCACCGAATTCCTCCGGGGATGCAACGATGAAGTGGATCAAGATAAAGAAGAATGACATGACCTTTACCGAGGGTACATGGACGCTGACCAATGCGCACCTGAGGGCTATTGGTTCCTTTAAGATTGATTCTTATGTGAACAGATCTGTAAGGGGTGTGATCAGGAATGGATATCTGTATCTTCAGAATTATGACTGTGACGGGGTTTACAAGATAAACCTGAGCAATGTTACGGATATCACGCTGATTTCTTTGGGCTTTACTTCAGCGAACAGAACACTCAGCGGGTCTTCCACGAGCCAGACCTATATGGCGCTGATCAATGATTTCATCATTGCGTATGATTTTATCATCACGGCGAATGATACGGTGGTTCCGCTTGCAGGGGCTTCGAGGTTCCCGTATATCGGAACGCCTTTGTTTCAGTATAAGGAGTTTTTGACAGGATGGGGAGGCAACTATGGAATAGACTGTCATACAACATGGCTTCTGATGCCGTATCTGGCCAGTATCAATAATCTGGCTCAGGCAATCGTGAAGAATGCTGATAAGACAATGAAGATCACATATACGCTGACAGAGGTGGAAGAAAATTTGTGATCTGAAATAAATATGGTGCTTTATGGCAGCGGTGCTCTTATGGGTACCGCTATTTTCATGCAACGAAATGGAGGGATTGCGATGAAAGAGTTTTGGAGCTTGATCCAGTTAGGGTTTGCGGCTGTCGGAGGATGGCTGGGTTACTTTTTGGGAGGTTGTGACGGGTTGCTGTATGCATTATTGGCGTTTGTGGTACTGGATTATCTGACAGGTATCATGTGTGCGATTGCGGATAAGAAACTCAGTTCCAATGTATCTTTCCGTGGTTTGGCTAAGAAAGTATTGATCTTTGTCATGGTCGGGGTAGGGCATCTTCTGGATACACAGATACTTGGAGCAACAGGGGTGCTGAGAACAGCCATCATTTTCTTTTATATGAGCAATGAGGGGCTTTCTCTGGTGGAGAATGCGGCGTATCTGGGATTGCCGGTGCCGGAGAAGCTGAAGCTTGTGCTGCAGCAGCTTCATGATCGCAGCGAGAAGGATGAGAATAAAAAGGACGGTGATCACGATAAAGTACAGTGAGAAGAATAAGCCGATGGTCTGTATGATGACACAGAGTACCTGTTACAGGCAGACACAGAAGATGCAGGTGAAGGGCGTGCTCTGGCATAGCACCGGGGCGAATAATCCGACGCTGAAGAGGTATGTCCAGCCGGATGATAATGCGGCAGACAGGGATCTGATGATCAAGGTCATCGGGAAGAATGCTTACGGGAATGACTGGAATCATACTTCAGTGCAGGCAGGGCTTAATGCTTGGATAGGTAAGCTGGCTGACGGAAATGTCGTGGCGGTTCAGACGATGCCCTGGGATTACAGGCCTTGGGGATGTGGCTCAGGGAGCAAGGGGAGCTGCAATACCGGTTGGATCCAGTTCGAGATCTGCGAAGATGGGCTGAATGATAGGGAATATTTTGAGAAGGTGTACAAGGAAGCCTGTGAGCTGACGGCGTATCTTTGCCAGATGTTCGGGATTGATCCGAAGGGGAGCGTTAATTATAACGGCGTGACGGTTCCCACGATCCTTTGTCATGCGGATTCTCATAAGTTGGGGCTTGGGAGCAATCATGGGGATGTGCTTCACTGGTTCCCGAAGTTCGGGAAGAATATGGATAATGTGAGAGCTGATGTGGCGGTACTTATGGGAGCTTCTTCTGATAAGGTGCCTGCTGATGTGGTTTCGGATTCTGATAAGGCTGATGATTCTGAAAGGATTATCTGGGATTATCTTATGAAGAAGATCGGGAATGCTTATGGTGTTGCCGGACTTATGGGAAATCTGTATGCTGAATCGGGCTTAAGAGCCAATAACCTTCAGAACAGCTATGAGAAGATGCTGAATATCACGGATGCGGAATATACAAGGCTGGTGGATGACAATGCTTATCCTGATTTTGTGAGGGATAAGGCAGGATACGGTCTTGCACAGTGGACGTTTTGGAGCAGGAAGGAAGCTCTGCTTAAGTTTGCCAGGGATAAGGGCAAGAGCATCGGAGACCTTCAGATGCAGCTGGATTTCCTGTGGAAGGAGCTGAACACAGGGTATCAGGCGGTGCTGATCGTGCTTCAGAATGCAGAGAATGTCAGAGAGGCATCGGACGCGGTGCTGCTCTGGTATGAGAGACCTGCTGATCAGAGTGAGGCGATACAGAGGAAGCGTGCAGGATATGGACAGGGATATTATGAGAAGTATGCTGTTGGCAATGTTCCTTCATCCGGTGGGATGAGTAATGCGGATTGCCAGTTCCTTGTGAGGGTGACAGCGAAGAATCTGAGGATCCGTAAGGGGAACGGTACGGATACGGCATGGACAGGGAAATATGTTCCGCCGGGAGTGTATACAATTGTGGAAGTGAAAGCCGGTAAAGGCTCTGAGGCTGGGTGGGGGAGACTAAAGAGCGGTGCCGGGTGGATCGCACTGTCGTATGCGAAGAGAGTTTAATATGGTTTGAGGGTATGCCCGTGGTTGTCGGCGATGAGCCGATGGCTGCGGGCTTTTTTGTGTGTACATATTGACAAACTTCGCTTTTTGGAATATGATTATACTTGTGTTTTTTTAGACATTTTTATAATAATGTTACCCGTTGATAGTTTGAAGTGAAAGATGCAGGGGCGGATGATAGAAGGGTACATAACAATTAAAGAATTAGCCGAAAAATGGGGAGTTACACGTAGAAGAATACAGACTTTATGCTCCGAGGGAAGAATACCAGGAGCTACGAGGTTTGGGCATGAGTGGGCAATTCCATCAGATGTAGAAAGACCAACAGATGGTCGAGTGACTACTGGCGAGTATAAAAACTGGCGAAAAAAGACAAAAAACTGAAAACGCAAGTTTAATCAGAGGTGGGACAAATGGCATACAAGAAAAACGACGAAAAGCTCATAGGAAAGAATCTAAAAAAGCTTCGTGACGAACGGAAGATGACTCAACAGCAGATTGCTAATCTATTGGGCTATGATCGTACAGTATATAGCAAATGGGAAAACGGAAGTAAAATCCCGAGCAAAGAGCAGATTGATGATATTGCAAAAGGTCTGACAATAAGTGCGGAGGAATTATATAAAAATATTTCAATTGCGATAGTACATACTTCAGCATTAATGAAGAATGTGCGTATTTTGGGGTTTCTTTTGGAGGATTATGCCCGAGTAATCATCCCTGGGGATGTTATGAAAGAGCTTGATGCTTATAAAAAAGGCGCAAGGGGTGCCAGAAATAAGCGAACTGCATGGCAAGTTATGATGAAAATATCCCAGTATCAAGTGGACAAGGACAATAATGGGTTTTCTATCGAAGATAGCGAGAAGTACGGGGGAACCACAAAAGAGAACATGATCCGTCTTGCAGAGGAATTGCAGAATGAGCAAAACGGGGATGTATATATTATACACGATGACGTGACTTTTTCTGTTGCATATAGAGATAGTCTATTATTAAAAGACTATATGGCGCAGAGGTCTGAAAACGTTGGGTATTATACTGTTTTGAAATTAATGGATGAATGGGATGATTTTGAGGATATCGACGTTGAAGGAGTCAATCTAAACGCCTATCTTCCAGATGGTATGACACTCTTGATTGACTGTATCAGGTGTAACACTAAGGAAAAACAAGATGCACGTGGTGGTGGGGCTATTCCTATGACAAGGATTCTGCAGAAAATACAGTTTCTGTTAGACCATGGCGCTGATATTAATAAAACGGATAGATGGAAACACTGCTTGACACCGTTAGCTCACTGTGTACAGGTAAAAGAAATTGATCTATTTGATTATCTGATCAAAGCGGGGGCAGATTATAATATGGGATCAATTGATACATTAAATACAAGCAATTTTAGGATGCAGAACGAAGGGAATACCCCATTGATGATTGCATGTTTTGAGGGGAAAAAGCAATTCGTGGATCGTTTTTTAAGCCTTCCAGACGTTTCATTTAATCAACAAGATGCTAATGGATATACGGCGTTGATAAAAACGGCGGTAGGACGAAATGAGAAGTTAAAGGCTGGAAATGATAGGTATACACAAAGCTATCAGTATATTTATGATAAACTCAGCGCTTTATCTGAGGTTGATAAAATTATTAGAGATAGGAAAAACAAAACAGCCGGGGACTACTGGAATAAACAATGATATCCTTAATGCTCGACTTTGATGGTCGGGCATTATTTATTGATGTGCCGGTTTATGAAAAAATGTGCCAACATCGTGAGAATAATTTGAGCGGTGTGTGATAGATCGCCCAAAGCCCTTGATATCGCTGCAAAGAACGATAGAATATGGATTACAAACAACCGTCATAGGAGGTAACAAACATGAGCAAACGTATTGTTGTAGATACAAACATTATTCTTAATTGCCCTCAGCTTCTTCGTTCTCTGACGGGGTATTGCGATATGGTCTATATCCCGAGAACTGTTATCAGGGAGCTAAACTATCAGAAGGATCACGGAGATAATCAAAGAAGAACATTGGCATCACTTTGTCTGGGAATGCTAATAGAATTAAAAGGACCAGATTTTGTGATTGATGATAGCTATGTCGATGGAGCTAATAATGATGACAGGATATGGAGCTCAGCAATCGGTATAGCATTGGATAACAAAGAGGACACTGTATACCTTCTTTCAAACGATAAAGATTTCAAGTTAAAGAATATTTCTGGGCTTGATAACCTTAAGATAATCGATTCTAAAGAGTTCGATGCAGAGTTTAAGGAATCAAAGTTCTACAATATTCAGCAATCGCAGAAGTTCTGCGACGCTGTAAAAAAGAGAAACATTGACTACGCTAAAAAGCTATTATCTCCGACGGTAAATGTTAATTATGTTGAATCTGAGTTTGGATATACGCCATTAATACAGGCCGTTAGGAACCGTGACATTCAAATGATTGAGTGGTTATTGTCATTGCTAGATGTAGAAATTAATCAGGTGGATGAGAAAAAATATAAGTTTCCGCCAATTTCTCATGCGATACAGATTAATAATACTGGTATTGTGAGGCTTTTGATTAAGCATGGAGCAAATGTTAATGAACCCTCACTGAATGGTAGGAACTACTATAACACACCGCTTATGATTGCCTCTTGGGGTGGAAATCTTGAATTGGTGAAGATACTTGTAGAAAACGGGGCGTGTATTAATCAGGTGGATAAGGGAAATGGCTTCACAGCATTAATAAAAGCCGTATTTAAGAATCAGCCACATATCGTAAAGTATTTATTGGAATGCAATGCAGATAAGACAATTTGCTCGTTCGAAAAGATGACAGCATTAGATTACGCATATTCAAAAAATGAGAATGGGGACTATGAAGAGATAATAACACTGCTGAATGCGTGAATAAGGAGAAAATGCATATGATTGATAGAATATGTATTTCTATTAACAATAGATGTAATTTGGCCTGCAGGTATTGCCATTTTCATGAAAAAGGGGAAGTGGATGAAGTTGAGATGGATGTGTTCCAGATACTTGATAATGTTAAAAGTTATGCAGGAGAAAAATTCAAAATAGGATTCGTAGGAAATGGTGAGTGCTTTTTAGATTGGCTATTACTTAAATCTTATATTGAGTATATTGAGGATTATTCCAATATAAGTGCATATACAATCACAAATGGAACAATACGTCTTGAAGATGATGACTGGCGTTTTTTGGAAGATCATAACATCAATGTTGGTTTTTCATTAGACGGATATAAAGAGCTGCATAATACAAATCGGTGCGGATCTTTTGATACAGCGATGGAGAATGTCGAGCATTATAAGCGTGTTGTAGGACATTATCCTACCTTCAATGCCACAGTCGGTAGGGAAAGCTTGGATAATTCACAAAAGGTAATAGATTTTTTTAAGCCGTTTGGAACACGCGTAACGTTTTCGCGCATGATAGGAAAACATGGCATCAAGCTCGATGAATATCGAAGTTTTCTTGATGAGGCTGAAAGGCAGATTTCGGTCAGACGTGGTGGAAATGACTGTACTATGTATGGAGGCAGATGCGGATCGAGAATAAACAATTATTTCTTTGCTAATGGTAAGGTTTATTATTGCGGCAATTGTATAGATCTTCCACCAATCGGTGAGAGTAGCACACCATTTGAAGAGTTAGAGAAACAAACGCTGGTGTTCGACCGAAACTATTGTTATAAGGAGACTTTATGCGAATAGGATTATATGGAATGCCGACAGCCGGTAAGAGTTACATATTGGACAGGCTTGATTTTATTGAGGTTGTAATGGGGAGTAGGATGCTTCGGGTATTAGCTCCTGATTTTGATTCTTATGATGATTCAGGGCGACAGAAAGTCAGAGAGCAGCTTGCGCAAAAGCTCATGGAGAAGACGACATTTATTATGGATGGTCATTATGCTTTTGGAAATGAAACGGCATTTACAGAAGCAGATGGGAAGATGTATGATGTCATCCTTTACCTGTATATAGATCCCGAAATATTAAGAGAGAGAATGGCTGGATCTGAAAGAAACAGGAAGTATCTGATGTACAATACCAAAGAGTGGCAATTGCGTGAAGTGGAGGAATTAAGAGATTATTGTCACAGAAATGATAAAGATTTTTATGTGATTGATAATCCACCACAGAACTATTTTGATGATATTTCCAATATAGTCGAATTTATCCGCTCTATCGTGAATGGTTACAGTTGTCTCTCTTACGCTAAGAGATGTGTTGATGACATTCTTGAAAAGAGTCAGGCAGATACAGTATTACTTTTAGATGGGGATAAGACGCTGACAATTGAAGACACAAGCGGTAAGGTATTCGGGTATAAAACACATCTATATGATGGGAATTTTTATACTGGGTATCAGGCTTGGAAGCAGAATGAAGAATTCCGTCAATATGAGTTTGCAGATCTTACGGAGATGCCAGTTCAATTGAATGATAAAGTGAAGTCCGCCTTGATAAAAGATTCTTATATTCTTACATCTGGACATATGAGGGTATGGAGATATATTTCTGAAGCATTAGGGCTTGAATACTTTTATGGGACAGAAATGTCCGCTGAGACGAAGTATTTTATTACAAAAGGGCTTCAGGCAGCCGGTAAGCACATTGTCGCTTACGGGGATGGAATGAATGATTACTATATGATAAAACAAGCAGATGTTGGCTACTTGGTAACAAAACAGGATGGGACAGTCAGCAGATCGCTAAAAGGAAGAGATATGGAGGGCTTAATCCTTGTTTGAGATAAATAAAACCGAAGAAATTCAGTATTTAATTGATATAACAAAGTCTGATTCTGGTATTTCGGGTCCAGAGCTAGTGAAAGCGCATATCGCTCTAGGAGAGGCACTTGGTAAGCAGATGATAGGCTTTAAGCCGGAGGAAACAACCATTGTCGCCATGCTTCGAGGGGGAATCTTCTTTGCTGAGGGGATGTACTTTGCGATGGGATGTCGTTTACAGACATTTGATCCAAAGCACGAAGAATTTGTCAGACCTGAAACAAAGAATGTTATTCTGGTAGACTCGGTTATCAATACTGGAAAGACAATAGTTGGCATTCTAGACAAAGATATGGCTGTGGCGTGCTGTGTAATAAATGAACAGGCAGTTCCCAAGTTTGCGGATCAACTGTATACAATAAGGGTATCAAGAAATTCGTTTGTTGGAAGTAATGTCAAAAAGCAGGAGGGAAAAGTTGGCCCAGATACTACGATGCGGCTGTTTAACCAGCTTTAATAAAAGAATAATCGATGTCTTGAAGAGGGATCAGGTAATTTCGCCTGGTCCCTTTATTTTTTACAAATGTGCCAAAAACAGAAAAAATGTGCCAGCGGGATGTGACGGAAAAAATAGTGTTGTGAACAGCTCATGAGGCGTTTGATTCAGGAGTGTGATAAGTGCTCCAAACCCATTGATTACGCGGTTTTTGAGGATTATTATGTCGATACAGAGAACGGAAACGGCAGTCGAAAGACAACTAAAAACAAAAAACATAGCAAGCCAAAAGGAGGATTTTAAAATGAACGAGAAGCGAGTAAACGAGTTAGTAGCAACAATGAAGTCATTTGGAAAAGAGAAGTATCAGAAGAGTGAACTGCTCACAGAGATGTTCTCACTTCAGCAGGAAATCGTAGGTCTTACCTTTAATGAAGACCACGCTTCAACGGCAGATCTGAAGATCTGGGATGTGGAAAGGCACCTTGAACAGCTTAATAAGGACTGCGGGAATGTGGCGAACGAAGAGCTTCAGAAGTTCAAGGAAGGATCGAAGACACTTTGCAACATGATCAAGGCTGAAATTTCAGGCAATAGGGGAGAGGCGAAAGCATTCCGCACACTGCAGTTCATCCATTCGAAGAACACCATCCTTAAGAACGTAGAACTCAATGATGGAGATCTTCGCACAGAACTGGATGCAGTGGTCATCACACCAGGGGCGATAACAATCATCGAGGTAAAGAACACAGCAAAGAACATCTTCATTGACGAAAACGGTGATTATTTCAGGACAGGAGAGTTCCTCAAGTGGGATTGTAACATAGCAGAGAAAATGACATTGAAAGAAGAACTTCTTCGAAAAGCTCTGGCAGCAAAAGGAATAGAGGACGTTCGGATCAGAAGCATCGTGGTTTTTACGGATAACAGGATAGAGGTACAGAACAAATACTCAAGGATCAGAACCTGTTTCGCAAGTCAGTTGGCTTACATCATCGACGGATTTAAGAGCGAAAAGCCCTACTCGGATGAAGAGATGGAAAAGATCGAATGTACGATCAGAACAGCAGAGAGCAAAGAGTCCTACCCATTCGATTTTGATGTAGCACAGTATAAGCTCGATTTTGCAACAGTCACGACAATCCTTGAAGAAGCTTCCGCAAAGGAGGAAGCAGAGTACGAGAGAGAGACGGTTACAGTCGAGACAAAGAGCACAGTATGGGATGGATTGAAGAGATTCTTTGCATCCAAGTACACCGGCTATGCCGGAAGCGCAGCAGCGGCAGCAGCAATTACACTTGTTTCAACGGTGGCAGTAAGTGCCATCAGAAAGGGAGGGTTAAGATGAGCGACATTGGAAAGGGAATGATTCTGGTACTGATGATCCTGTACATTGTATCCCCGATAGATGCCTGTCCGGGACCGATCGATGATCTGATTGTTCTGTTCATAGGGCTGGCAGCACGAAAAGGGATGGGTGCAATCGAAGAATGAAAGGAGGAAAAAACTTATGACAATCGGGATTTTGAAGAAAGGTGACCATGTAATTAGCGTGACATCAGAGTTTATTGCAGTTGGGAGGAAAAATGGTGAGGTGGATTTAATCCCCCTCACCAAGGAGGGAGAGACCTTTAGGGTTGATCAGGAGAATATCGTAACTATTGGCTATGGGGATAACATCGTACAGACTCAGGCAGGCGATGTGACCATCACAACATTTTAAGGAGGTACTGGTTATGGCAGGGAAGAAGGACAAGGCAGTTGTAGCAGTAATATCTGGGCTGACCAATAATCAGGCCGCCCAGATCACAAAGGATATCATGAGGTCGAAGCAGAAAAACGCTCCTAATGGGAGGGGAACAGTAGCGTCAGGGTTTATGTCCAGCGTCGGCTCTCTTCTTCAGAAGGGCACAAAGCAGATTGGAGGTTGATGGATATGGGAAAGAACAGATCGGCAGCGCATACAAGAGCACAGAGGGCAGGACGTGAACGGGATGGAAATATTTGTCAGGTTTGTGGTTCAAGTGATCATGTGGAAGGGCATCATATCATTGATCATCAGTTCAATGGAGCAGCATTGGCAGATAACATCATTGCTCTGTGTCACAAGCATCATAACGATGTTCACAACGGCAAGATCGACATACTGAAAATATAGGAGGGTAAGCACATGACAATATACACAACCAATGAATGGAAAGGTTATGGAAAGCAGAACTACTATTGGAATGAGTATCGTCTGGAGGGTGATCGGGTAGTAAAATACAAGTGCCACCGGCAGAAGTTCTTTGACGGGGATGAGAACAACTGGGAAGAGGAAGAACATGAAGAAGATTCCTGGGCATTAGATGATCCCAACATGCCGGATTGGCTTCATCAGTATCTGTAAATATTCAAAGAAAGGTAGGTACAAACTATGGCAAAATATCAGGTTTTAATGCAATATTCAGATGGAACAGAGGAACTCGATGATGAAATCTTCGATACAGAAGAAGATGCTGAAGAGTATGGCTGTTACCTTGTGGGGTGTTGCAGAACGGGAGCCGAGACTCTGAATCTTTCAAATCCAGGGGATTATCCACTGGATGATTATGAAGATCCGGATTTTGAAGTGGTGGAAGCGGATTAAAACTGTAGAGATTCACTACATAATTGTGTTGATAGCATGACAAAAAAGCCTTCGGAAAAAATTCTGAAGGCTTTTCGTATATTCAATTGAAACATCCTTCCAATCGCAAGCCCTCAAAAAAATATCCCAAGACTTATAGAAAACAAGAAATAAGCACTAAAAGGCGGTGACTCTATGAGTATTGAGGATATGAAGAATGTGGATGTGCGGACGGTGGATCGTGACAGTCTGGTGGATGTTACTCAGATTAAGATCGATGACAGCCTGCCGCCAAAGGAAAGAGCTGAAGAGTTCCTAAGGCAGATTAAAAATCCTTATTGCTTCCGTGTAGGAAAGGTTGTTGTGAAGAATGTTTACAGCGATGACGGGGTATCCCTGCAGGAGCGATTCGAGCAGTTTGCCAGGACATTGTAAGAAGTCCTTGGACATTTGGTGTAGTCATGGAGATCAGATTATATCTGTGATAATCTGAAGGCGGACTAAGCACTAAGCGCTTTTCCTACTTTCTGGATTATCAACCAGAATGGGAGGAAAAGCTGATGAAAGAAAAAACATTTCAGGCGGCCGTGTATTTGCGGCTATCAAGAGAAGACGGTGATGTTACTGATGGGGGAAAGACTGTCAGCAACAGTATTGCCAATCAGAACGAACTGGTCGTGGACTTTCTGAAGTCCCACCCTGAGATCGAGGTCATTGATACCTATACGGATGACGGTTTCAGCGGTGTCAATTTTGAAAGACCGGAATTCCAGAGAATGCTTTCGGACATCCGAGAGGGCAAGATCGATTGTGTTATTGTGAAGGATCTTTCACGTTTCGGCAGAAATTATATCGAGTCCGGAAGGTACATTGAAAAGATATTCCCGATGCTGGGGATCCGTTTCATTGCGATTACGGACGGCTATGACAGCATCAATGAGGATATGGGGAGTGATATGATCATTCCCTTCAAGAATCTGATTAATGATGCGTACTGCCGAGATATTTCCATCAAAATCCGTAGCCATATGGATATCAAGCGTCGGAACGGTGAGTATATCGGAGCCTTTGCTGCTTATGGATACCTGAAGGATGAAGAGAACAGGAATCATCTGGTAATCGATGATTATGCCGCTGATGTGGTCAGGGATATTTTCTCCATGAAGCTCTGTGGTATGAGCCAGCAGGCGATATCGGATAAGCTGAATGCAGACGGGATTCTTGCGCCGCTTCAGTATAAGAAGAGTATCGGCGTGGGGCTTAACAGTAGCTTTGCGAAGAGCATGAAGCCTAAGTGGAGCTATAATGCCGTGACAAGGATCCTTAAGAACGAGGTTTACACCGGAACAATTGTCCAAGGGAAATGCACAACTCCGAATTATAAGATCAAAAAGCGTATTCATAAGGATGAGGCTGACTGGATCCGTGTTGAGGATATGCACGATGCCATCATTCCAAAGAGTGAGTTTGACCTTGTGCAGGAAATACTTCTTAAAGATACGAGGGTATCTCCGGAGCAGGCTGAGGTATTTCCTCTTGCAGGAATGGTCTTTTGTGCCGGATGTGGTGAGCCGATGGTTCGCAAGACGGTTCCGGCAGGTGGTAAGAGATATGTGTACTATGTCTGCTCAGGGAATAAGAAAGATAAGCATACCTGCAGTTCTCATAGTATTTCTGAGAGAGTGCTGATAAAGAGTGTGACGGAGCTTGCTAAGACTTTCATTGGAAGGGCTATAGCGGCATCATTTGCGATGGATATGCTTAACGCTGCTCCAAATAAGAAGCCCGGAGCTATGAAATATGAAAGTCGCATCAAAAAACTCAGGGAAGAGGCTGATTCCTGTCATAACAGAAAAAAGAATCTGTATGAAGATTTTAAGGACGGGATTCTTTCGCAGGAAGAGTATTCCATGCTCAGGAACCAGTATCAGTCACAGATTGATGATTTCGAGAAGAGCATTGCAGCAGTAGAGGCTGAGAGGGATGTGATGCTTGCCAGCGGAACCGGCAAGCAGGAATGGATTGAGAAGATAAAGAAATATGAGGGAGTCAGCACACTTGACCGTGAGCTTGTGACCTTTCTGATCGAGAGAGTTGAGGTTATCGATTCAGAGACTATAAATGTGACTTATCGCTTCGATAAGGTACTGACGGAAATGGAACGCATTGTTAGGTTCTATTCGTCTGAAGGCTTGAAGGAGGCGATGTGATATGGCACGTAAGAGCAGAAAAGCAGTTGTTGTGGCTGAGAATACGGCGGCTGAGGTTAAAGGTTATAAGACGGCACTTTATGTGAGATTATCCCGTGAGGATGAACGGAAGATTGAAAGCGATACCGTTGAGAACCAGATAGAGTTTCTGAAGGACTATATCGGCAGGGATCCGTCACTTGTGCTGGTGGATGAGTATGTTGACCGTCATGTGACAGGAACCAAATTTGACAGACCTGAGTTTAATCGGATGATCTCCGATATCAGAGGCGGCAGGATAAACTGTGTGGTCGTAAAAGATCTGTCGAGGCTTGGAAGAAACTATCTGGAAGCGGGGGATTATATTGAGAAGATATTTCCGTTTTTCGGTGTGAGGTTCATAGCGGTAACGGATAACTATGACAGCCTGACATCCAATCCTACGGAAGACGGGCTTGTGGTTCCGCTTAAGAATCTCATCAATGAGGCATATGCAAAGGACATTTCAAAGAAAATTTATACTTCCTTTGAGAATCAGTTCCGGCAGGGCGTGTTCTTTGCAACTACGGCGGCATATGGCTACAAAAAAGATCCTGATGATCCACATATGGTTCTGGTGGATGAAGATGTGAGGGATATCGTTATCCGTATTTTTACAGAGTATGTGGGCGGCAAAAGCATGGCACAGATAGCCAGGGATCTGAATATGGATGAGATACTGGCTCCAAGTGTGTACTGGCAGCAGAAGGATGTGATCCATGTTGATAAGTACACGAATTTGTGGGATGGAAAGCAGATCAGGAATATCCTGCAGAATCCTATTTATACAGGAGATGTGCGTATCGGAAAGACTCAGAAGTGCTATTTCAAAGGTATTACACGGGCGAAGGAACGGGATGGATACTACGTTGAGAACCATCACAAGGCGATTATAGACCATGAGACTTTTGATCGTGCTCAGGAATTGCGTAATGCAAAGCGTAAGGAATACTTTTCCGTGCAAGGTAAGAATGATGAGATCCGGAACAGGAAGCCTGATTTCCTTCAGGGTTATCTCTATTGTGGGCACTGTGGCAACAAAATGAATATGTACCGTAAGACTATGAAGCTGGTAAATGGTGTCGGTCATTACAGCACCTATGTATGTAGAAGATCAGCCACTTACGGTCCGAACGATCCGCCAAAGAATGTTAAAGCAGAGGATCTGGAAGAGATAGTGCTTAAACTGATACAGGCACATATTGCGGTATATGTGGATACCAGAGACCGATTGAGGGCTTTGAACAGGAATCCGGTTGCCAAAGGTAAAAAGGCAGAGCAGGAATTAAGGCTGTCAGAACTGGAAAAGAGAAAGAATAAGGTTAATGAACTTATCAGAAATACCTATGAGGATTTCAGTGACGGCGTTATTTCGGAGGATGAGTACCTTGAAATGAAGTCCGGTTATGTGGAAGAGGTTGAAACGCTGGTGGCAGATATGGCTGAGATCAAGGGTGTTATTGAGACATATTCCACCACATATGCCGGTGGAGAAGCTATGGAAGATGTTTTTTCCAAGTATATCGGCGTTAAGGAGCTGAGCAGGGAGCTGGTGGAGACCTTCATTAGTAAGATCACCTGCTATAGCAAAGAGAGATTCGAGGTGGCATACACCTTTTCGGATGAACTTCAGAAACTTATGGATATGGCTGAGCAGAGGGGAGCGGATGCGTCATGAAGGACTATACGGTTTGCGCATATATGCGTCTTTCCGACGAAGACAGAGATATATTCGGTCGCAAGGTCGAGAGCAGCAGTATTACTTCTCAGAGACGGCTCATCATGGATTTCATCAACAGGCAGCCTGAGTTTAAGGGATGCAATGTGATTGAGAAGTGCGATGACGGCCTTTCTGGTAGATACTTTGATACAAGGCCGGGCTTCACGGAAATGATCGAGCAGACCAAAAGAGGCAAGATAAACTGCATCGTGGTAAAGGATTGCTCACGTTTTGGTAGGGATTATGTGGAGCTGGGCGATTATCTTGAACAGCTCTTTCCCTTCTTGGGGGTGAGGTTCATTGCCATCAATGACCACTACGACAGTAAGACTTGTGAGGGTGGTCTGGATATTGCCTTTAAGAATCTGGTCTATGACATTTATTCCAGAGACCTGTCAAAGAAGGTCAGAGAGTCAAGACGGCAGATGGCAAAGCAGGGGAAATATACAGCAGGACAGACGTTGTATGGCTATCGGAAGACTAAGAAAGATAAGCATAAGCTGGAATTGGATCCTGAGGCAGCAGGCATTGTCAGAGAAATCTTCGATATGAGACTTGCAGGTATCGGACTATCTGAAATAGCACGGAATCTGACTGATCGTGGGATAAAGTGCGCAACGGTTTACAAGCATGATAAGAATGAATCCGTTAATCATGTGGATGGTTTTGATACGATGTGCTGGACTTCCGGCGCTGTGTATCAGGTGCTTATTAATGAAGAGTATACCGGGGCGGTCGTTTCTTTGAAATCCGGCTTTGATCGGATAAGTGGGAAGTGTAAACGGAAACCTAAGGATGAATGGATAAAGGTTGACGGGATGCATGAGGCAATTGTTTCTAAGGAAGAATTCCAGAAGGTGCAGGAAAGCTTTTCGGAGCAGGCGGCACCGTCATCCTATAAGAAGCAGCACTATAAGTGTGGCATATGTGGAAAAGCTCTGAACAGACGGAACGGTGATGATCTTTATTGCAACAGAGGATATTCCTTTAGTGAAGGGTGTGAGTGCAGAGAGGTTAAAGCCAAGGAATCTTATCTGGACGATCTGATACTGAGGGAGCTAAAAAGAAAACTTCAGAGGGTGATGAAGGCGGAAGAACTGAGGCTGAAGGGAAATGACAAAAAGACTTCAGAAGCAGACAGGCTTCATTCTTTGGAAAGCGCTCTTGAATCAGCGAAGAAGGCGAAGCAGGTATTATTTGAGAAGCTGGCTGATCGGAGTATTGACCGTGAGACCTTCAAAATGAAGAAGGCAGAGCAGGAAGAACTGATCACAGATTTAGAGCAGAAGATTTCCGATGCAAGAATGGCTCAGAGGCTTGTGGCGGATGAGCACGATGAAGCAAAAGAAAAGATCGAGACGGCAAAGAACTTTTTGGATATGAAGAACATGACAGAGGAAGCGTGGGAGAAGTTCATTGATGATGTGATCGTGTATCCGGACTATCGGATGGAGATCCATTGGAGCTTTGAAGAGGCGTAAGCTTAAGGCATCCGGGGCAGAAATGCCTTGGGTGCAAAATTTTTAAAAAATCTTTTAGTCCCTACTTGACAGAATCGGGCGGTTCAGGCTCCGGCAAGACGAGGTTTTTTGTAAAACCAAGTGCGCCCGTAAGGGCGTTATAAATCCTACCTTGAGCAAGTAGTAGGTAAAAGTATCATGTGGCACAAGCCACAAATCTATCATTCCCCGTCTAACCTTAAAAGGGAAACCGGAGGGCAACCATAGCATGACGGAGGACACGGGGCGCTGAAACCTCAGAGGCGTCAGCGTGACGGAATGAAAATCCATGTACGAGGGTGGAAGCTAAACTGC